AAGGCGGTGACGTAGCTGATGGTTCAGACATGGCTGATATAGATAGCTTATATTTGCTAGGCAGCAATATTGTACTTGATGATACTGCTGATAAGAAAAAAGCATTTAAGCAAGGTTACATTGGTCAAAAAAGATATGTGAGAGCAGTATTTACAGTAGCAGGAACTGTTAACGCTCCAATGTCTGCTATAATTCAGCTTAAAGCTATCCATATGCCTTCGGTTTAAAATGAAAGTAGTTGCAATAAAGGATTTTAAGTATTCATATAACGGAACAACTGTTATCGAATACTTAAAAGATCAAATTATAGAAGTTGACAAAATTCACTATGACAAAATGCTGCAAAGCGGATATGCGGCAGATGAAAAGTTAGAAACAAAAGTTGTTGAAGTAGATGAAGTTAAAACCACTACAAAGGCAAGAGGTTTAAAAAGAAATAGTAAAATTGAATAGTCTCCTTTTGGGGACTATTTTTTATAGGAGGCGCTTATATGCTAAATGAAAATGCTTTATGCAGCATAAACGAACTAAAAGGCTTTATGAATTTAGATATATTTGATACCAGTAAAGATTGGCTTTACGAAGTTTATATAAATGCTGCAAGTGATGCTATAGAAAAAGAAGTAGGAAGATATATTTTAGCTAAAGACTACATTGAAAAGTACGCAGGAACTAACACAAATGAATTAGTTTTAAAACAACGTCCAGTAAACTCTGTAGAGGCTATAAGCTTTGTAAATAATGGAGAGGTATATTGTACCCTCGAAGAAAATACGTACACTGTAGAGGCTAAAAGCGGTGTTATATACAATGATAATGGGTGGTTTAAGCAAGGCAGTTCAATTTTAATGAGCAGAAAAATAACTTACCCAACCCAACATATAAAAGTTGAATATAATGCAGGATATGCAGAGGCTCCTGGAGATTTAAAATTGATATGTCTGCAAATATGTTCGGATAGTTATACTTTTGATAACAGCGATGCAGGAAAGTTAAAGGCATATTCGATAAGCGACGTAAAAGAGGAGTATAGGGACGATGTAAGGTTTTCAGATATGCAACTAAAGACAATTAAAAAGTATAAAGGTATGAGATTCTAATGGGGATGACAGTGAAGAAAACTGTACAAACGGATAACCTCAAGAATTTGCAACAGATAATCAGAGAATTAAATAATCGGAAAATTAAAGTTGGTATCTTTGGGAGCGCAGGAAGTAAAATTTTAATGATAGGAATTGTAAATGAGTTTGGATGCCTGATAACTATTACCCCTAAAATGCGGTGGTGGTTACACTATAATGGACTACATGTAAAGAAGACAACAACACAAATTCATATACCAGCTAGAAGCTTTATAAGAGCTACAATTAACGAAAAGCAAGACGAGATTAATTCGTTTGTAAAAACAAATTTAGATTTATTATTTACTTTTCAAATTACTACAAAACAGTTTTTAGATAAAGTCGGACACTATCTTGTTGGATTAACTCAAGAAACCTTGACAGACTTAAATAGTCCGAAAAACCATCCTTGGACCGTAAAAAGGAAAAAAGGCAAAGATAATCCCTTAATCAACACTGGTCAATTAAGAGAGAGTATAGTATTTGAAATTGAATAGAGGTGATGTGTTTGGACCGAATACTAGAAAAATATAAAAAAGATTTAATCCTAATTACCAAAGGAACTAAAACCTTCAATCGCGACAAAGGTATATATGAATACAGTGGTGATATAGAAACAGCTTTTAGAGGTGCCATATTACCTCTTTCAGAAAAGGATCTAAAAGCTATTTCAGAAGGCGGTTATTCAATAGATGATAGAAAACTATATACAAACATAGATTTAGAAAGCAATTCTAAAATAATGGACGGCGATAAAATTTATTCGGTATATGCTGTGAGAAATTATGATATAGTAGACCCTAGTTTTGAAAGATATTACATGAAAAGAGTTGATAGCATAGATGGTTAACGTAAATTCGATATGGGAAGAACTTATTAAACAACTCAACGGAATAAGTAATGCCTACACTTTTATTAAATCCAATATTCTGCATGACATACCGCCTTATCCTTATGTCACTGTAATGCCTTTAACGCCTTATAGGCGCGACAAAGATATGTTAAGAGGCACAATCACTCATGAGAACGTAACAGACCCTACAAAGGTCAAAATCGTTAAGACGGAGAATCCTAAAATGATATTTTCATTTAATTGCTATAGTGATAATCTACCAGAGGTTTTTGATGTTCTGAAAGCCACTACCGAATATTTAACTTTTATCGGACAGCAAGAGCTTAGCGATAATGGTATAATAGTGTTAGAATGTGAGCAAATAAACGACCGAACAAGCTTTATGGAAGTAGATTACAAATATTGCTGGGGGTTTGATTGCACTATTCGGGTAAGCGATATTGTGACAATGAATGTTGACTCGATTGGAAGTATTGAAGCTATCGACCAAACGAGTGGCGAAATAATTGAAATGTAGAGGGAGGTAAATAGAAATGACTGATATAAATGTATCTATAACAGATGCAACGCAGCTTGTTAGTGAAGCAGGATTTGGATTGCCGCTAATAGTTGGAACTGCTGCAGCACATGCGTATGAGGAGTATGATATTAGCTCTAATTTAACCGCAGTGGTAGCGGATTATGCAGACACTACAGAGGTTTATAAAATTGCTGCTGCGATTGCAGGGCAAAGTCCAAGACCTCAAAAATTAGCTATATTTGGCTTAGATATTAGCTCAAGCTCAACTAAGCCTGCTGATGTAACCGCGGCATTAAATACTCTTATAACAACAAATAACAATTGGTATAGATTATTGCTAGAGGATAAGACGGAGGCAGTTATTGCCGCTGTATCAACATGGGCAGAAAACAATAATAAGATGTTTTATACAGAGTTTGCAAATACTACTTTTACTACAGATTTTTCATCAAAAAACAGGACTGTGTTAGGTTACAAAGAAAATACAGATAGATTAGATGCTGCAATTGTTGGTTATGCATCTAGCAGAATACCAGGAAGCTTTACTTTCAAATTTAAAAATCTTGCAGGAATGACAGCGGATGCAATAACCCCTACAGAGTTAACTGCTATTCAAACCAAGAAAATGAATTCTTATTTCAAGAAATTTGAAGTTCAAGGACTTGGGAATGCACAGCTTGACGGTGGTTGGGTTGCAAGCGGTAAATTCATAGATCAGATAGAGAGTAGAGATTGGATAAAGTTTAGAATAGAGCAAGAAATAGCAACGCTATTAACCTCTACTGCTAAAATACCTTACACAAACGCAGGAATACAACAAATAGTTACTGCAATATCAGCAGCTTTAACAGATGCTACTGCAAATGGAATTATAGCCACAAACGATGATGGCAGCGCAGCTTATGTTGTTGCTTATAAGACAGTAAGCGAAATTCCAACAGCTGATAGAACGGCTAGGAAAGTAACAGGAATAACATTTAGCTATGTTGAAGCAGGAGCAATTCACGAAACAACTGTAACTGGCGCAGTTGTATTAAATCTATAATGGGGGTGTAAAATATGAATTATTCTTTTCAAGATGTTAACCTTTTAATAAGATCAAGTTTAGGAAGCCATTTTGTGACAGGCTTTAGCAATGGGAGCACAATTACTGCAGCTAGAAACAGCGACAAATATACACCTCATGTCGGAGCAAAAGGGGATACTACATATGCTAAAACTAATGATAACAGTGGAACTATTGTATTTACTTTAAAGCACGATAGCCCTAGCAATAAAATTTTGTACCAACTTGCTGCAAGTGATGATTCTTTCTTTGCGCAAATCGTTGATGGTAATGATATATCTAGATCAAAAGCAGGAGGCGGCGAATGCGTAATCATGAAGCCTGCTGATTATGCAAGAGGCACAGAAATTGCAGAACAGGAATGGACTATTTCAATACCTAATTTAGATATGAAGTACGAATAAAATAAATTAATCGGAGGGAATTTATGTTAAATACAACATTTGATTTATTATTAGAAAAAGATGGAGAAAAGCAAATTGTTAAAGTAACAGTGCAAGAAATTAATCCTTTTCGTTTATCTGATGTGATGACCTCTGCATTAAATGTGCAGAATATGCAATATCAAGTAGGAACTTTAGCGGAAAAGTTTATAGAAAACATTGTAATAAGTCCTAAAGATTTAAAGCAAAGGATTGAAGATGCGGACAATGCGCAGCAAGCTATAACAGATTTTGTTATAGAAGTTAGGTCGTTTTGTGACAACTCAAAAAGATATTGCTTATTACAAACAGAAGGCAAAAATAAATTTAAGGACTTGGAGCCTAGTAATTCCTAATTTAACATATACAGAAATGCAAACAATGAATACGGAAGAGTATTACACTATGCTTGCTGCATCCGAGTTAATTGAGGAAGAAATGGAAAAGCAAAGAAATAAAAAGTAAGAGGGTAAAATTATCCTCTTTTCTTTTATTTTGTAAATATGTTATAATGTACTTATTAATTTTTGGAGGGATTTTATGGATAATAAAATAAGGTTTTATAATAAAGAATGGTTTATGTGGCTTACTCTTGTTTTTATTGCACCTATTGGAATTTTTCTATTATGGAAAAACGGTAAAGTTAATCCAAAAATAAAGCCTGTTTTGAGCATAGTTTCTATTTGCTTATTTTTATCAGCCTTAACGGCTAATAATAAAGATACAACAAATGCTGTAACGCCAATAAATAATAGCAGTAAGCAAGTAATAAACGAACCTATTGAAACTAAAAATAATGAACCTAAGTTTGACTTTACTAATGCAGATCTAACAAAAGAAAATATACAAAAAGCTGTAGAGCCAGTATTGAAAAAAGGAACACTTGCTAGTGTTGATTACATAATCGAGAAAGAAAAGAATATTATTGATGTTTTTGTTGATCCAGGAACTACTTGGGATGAAAAATCTTTAGTCAAAAGTAATGCAGTTGATGCTGTAGCAGTTATGGAAATATTATTTAAAAATCCTAAAGTTGATAAAGTTTGGTTATGGACAAAAACAGACATGACAGACCCTAAAGGAAATACAACAAAGGAAGATGTTGTAAATGTCTCGCTAACAAAAGAAAATGCAAAAGACATAAATTGGGCAAAATTTAAAGATATGGTTTACTTGGATTACAATAAATTATATAATATAGCTGATAGTTTCTTTATTCATCCAGGTATAAAAAAGAATTTAAAATAATTAAAGAGCGGTCACCCACTCTTTACAAATAAAATTAATGTGTTATAATGTACATAAGTTAGTTTGATGACACCTCGCCAAAGGTGTTATTTTTTTATACTCCATATTTGATAGCCATTTCTTTGACTATTGTTATATAAATTTCTCTTAAGCGAGGCTCATTTTCTAAAACGTCTAATATGTTAATTTTATCAATTTTGTTTTTAGCCATTCCGTTCTTTGCCGCCCTCTCCTTAAGATTTAGTATTAAAACACTTGGGCGGCATTTGCCACGCTCTTTTAATGCGTTGTAAGCTTCATCTTTTGGCTTTTGGTAATCTTCAAGTTTCATGCCTATTTTGCTCAATATTTTATTAGTCTCTTTTCTCCATTCTGCTTGAGGATTTATTAATATAACTTCTCTTATGGTTTGAATTTCTTGCTTAGTTTCTTGAAATATTTCTGTCATTTGTTTATTGTATATTTCCTGTTCTGCTATAGATTGGCTAAGCTTAAGAATTAATTGCGTTTCTAGACTTAATTTGGTAGTATCAATAGACGACTTTTTAAGTTTTTCTTCACAGTTGATAAAATAATTTCTATACTCATGTGATTTTTCTGTTCGTGCCATCATAGCTATATGTTTTGCAAATTCTAAAGATATTGCAAAATCCATTGTTTCATTACCTTCCGCATTGTGCGGAACCCCTATCCAATCAATGTTTTCACTAAAATATTCGTTTTTCTCAACATTAGTTACGTACCACCTGGACCAGTCTGCTTTTCTCAATCCTAATCCTAAATATAATTCTTTTGCGCCAACTAATTGTTTACCATCTTTTTCAGTTATCTTTATTAAATCATTCATCTGCATTCCTCCTGTTAAAATATTAATCTACTAACTTTAGCAAAGCATCAAATAAAGGTTTATGCTCTTGCAAAATCTCGTTTAGCAAAGCTTCATCGTAATGAGCTATATAGTTGTAACTTCTTTCAAAAGCTATTTGACTATCTTTACCTATTAGAAAATAGTATCCGGCTCTTTTTCTCAATGTTATATCTAAAACAGACTTGCCATACTCAGGTTTATCTTTATAGTAATAACATTCAACTCTATTCCAACTTGTACAATCTCCATGAGCGCAATAAGTATTTGAATTATCTTTTCTCCTGCCGTCAAACTTTCTTACACCAATACTTTCCATGTAGTTTTTAAATATTTCTGCCAATTGCTTAGTTTCGCAAACGTCTAATATTTTAAATAATTTATCTTTCATGATGGCTCCTTTCTTATAATGTTAATCCGGTATTATTTAGCTTTTTTACAAGGTCGTTTAATTTGTCATCTTTCTTTTGCGCCTTAGTTCTATTGTCATGCACCCAATAATCGCAATTATTAAGCGGCGTTTTGTCCGTAGGTAAGTCTGGAACTTCTTTGCATACAATATATTCTTGTCTCCCAAACCCATAATCATCACTCGTATCGTCAAATCCATCAAAGAAAATACAAGTTAAGCAAGTTTTCAATAATGGATTCTTCCAGCAAATATGCTCATGTTTGATACAGTTAACTTCTCTTATATATTCTCTTTTGCAATGGTCACATTTATATTTAGTTATCTTTTTCATGGTATCTCCTTTCTATTTTGTTTTATAAATTATTAAAGCACCGCTAAATTCTTGAGCACTATATCCATTTGATGATTCTGCTTGAAAAACTCCTACCGAATACTTAATATCAATAATTTCTAACTTACCATCATTTTCTTTTAACCATTTATTGATTTCATAGTCTTGCCCTTCTTGATAATTTAAAAATTCTTTTACTTGTATCATGATTTCACCTCTTATTTTTTATTTTGCTTGTCAATATATTCTTGTAACGCATCCCTAATATGTTCAGCTTGAGTTTTGCCATCTCTGCCACTCGATTTAGCTCCAACAGTTATGCTATTGTCTATAAGCCAGTCTCTTTGTTCTTTTGTCAGATACACTTGAGTTCTTTCCACTGTATCACCCCCTTATATACATTATAATTAAACAACATATATTTGTCAATTAATATCGTACATAATAACAAATATCTTACATAAAAAATTCGTTGACAGTTTACAAAAATGGTGGTAATATTCAATTGTCCAATGTTGTCTAGAAAAAGCATATAATATGTATTGACAATGGATAAATTTAACCCTATAATGGTAAATGTAGGGTGAGCAAGGAGGTTAACCAATGGAATTTAAGACTAAAAAAGAAATTGCAGAAGAATTAAAATGCAGTGAAAAAACTGTTGACAGGCTAAGAAAGGAGGGACTGCCAAGCTATAATCTAGGCGGAAAATTACTTTTTGAAAAACAAGAAGTTTTTGACTGGATAATAAAAAACAAAAAATCATAATAAAAGCCCCCTCAAGATTACTCTACAAGGGAGCTAGATACTATTAAGTACCCAAACATACTTATTGTATCATACTCCTACAAAGAAATCAAATTGGAGGCACTTTATGAAAATTAAATTTACCAACCAACAAGCTATGAACAAGAGATTTACCGAAACAATGGCAAAGCTTACCTTAAGGCTCATGGAAGAAAAATCTTATATTTTATATCCGCTAGAAACAAATAAAAAGAGTGCATAGGAGTGTGTATTATGGAAAATAAAATTGAAGTTTACAAAAATGAGGAATTAGGACAAATAAAGATTGCTTTTCTTAACAAAGAATTAGTGTTCAATTTATATGATGCAAGCTTTAACTTAGGCTATGTAAAAACTGCAAAGGGAAATTTATATTTGAGAAAAGATTTAATTGAAACAATATGCTTAAGCCTTGATATAACAGGGTTGTCACTTACTGACAACTTGCAAATACCTATTACTAAAGAATCTGACTTTGAAAACACATGGATAAACGAGCAATCTTTTTATGATCTATGCTTTGAGAGTAAAGCCAAAAACGCAAGAGCTTTCCGCAGATGGGTAACAGGTGAGGTTTTACCGTCTATCCGTGCCACTGGCAGTTATATCGCAAATAAAGCCTATACAGAGGCTTGTGCATCTACTACAGTACAAGACATCAAAATAATAGACGTTGCCCTCTCTACAGTCCTTAAAGTAATGACAGAGGCGCAAATAAATCCAATGAGCAAGTTAATGGCTGTAAAAGAGTTTTATCATAGGATAGGCTTGGAAATACCGACTGGAGCTGATGAAAAAGAAAAGTTTTATGATGTAGCAGAATTAGCACAAATGTGCGGCGTTTATTACAAGAATGGTTATCCTGCAAAAGATGCCATTGCATGTGTGCTTAGGAGCCTAGATATTAAGCCGAGCGAGAAATTAGAAAGTCTTGAGAATGGCAAGAAAGTAACTAAATATTCAGAATCAGCAATGATTAAAATTGCGGAATGGTTTGTCTACAGAACATTCCCGAAAATAGTTCATGCGACAGGTGTAGATTATGAGGTAATATATAATTCTCCTAAATCATAAAAAAGAGGCGGTTAAAAAACCGCCTTATGTAATGCTTGTACTGTTTTAAAGATTTTCAGTTATTTCAATTATTGGAGTGTTTAATTCTGTGGTTATAAACTCTATCAACAAATCAAATATATCTTGTTTCATTTGACCTATTACAATAAAGTCTATATTGCTTTTGTTGAAATAATACAATTGTTCTGTTTTTATATATCCGTTGATACCATTATCGTTTTTGACAATTGAATCATCATGGGCAATTGGAAAATTACCTGGGTAACTAAGTTTATCTTGCTTTTGTTGCTCATTTTTAAAAGAAGACATTACATTGCAAACAATATCGTAGTTCATTCCTTTAATTTGCCCTGCATCATCAGAAAGAACTACGAAAGAGTGTTGACTTAAGGTATGCTTACCACTTTTGTATTTTTTAATTAATATTATATCTCCTACTTTACACATTGCAAAAACCTACCTCACAGCACCGCAAACAGTTACTTTTTTTTCACCAGACATTACTTTTTTACTCCATTCTATTGGCGTAACATCTTTTAAAGCTTCTGCTGTTGACATTGGTATTTTTTTTCTATTGTCAAGTTTGCTTAAATCAAGACCTCTCCCCATAAATATCATCCTCCATACTTTTAATTCTTTTAAAATCTTTTATTTTATATATTATGCGTACTTTTGTAATTATTATACAACTTTTTATTTTGATAGTAAATAAATTTTCATAAATATATTAATTGCTGAAAAATTAAAAAATATTTTGTACGTTATTACTTTACAATTAATTCGATATATGTTAATATTAGTTATGGACATAGTGAACATGAAAGGAAGTGAATTAAGTGTCAAATGTAACATTAAATCTAGACTTATACGAATTTCTAAAAGATAGAGAAACACACGTATGTGTGTATGAGGGAGAGATTACAGCAACGGTTTTTATATCTTTTTATGACCTAGACGAATTTATAAGAATTGTAGGTGAAAGATATTTTGATGATGACCCTGTGGAGGTAGTTTTACGCTCTAGACATATTTTTGTTGAATTAAACGGCATATTTGAATATCAAGATAATTCAGTTTTAGACTATAGAAAATGTTTCCCGGAATCAGAAATTATTGAATGTTTAGAAGAAGCCGAAGCTTATAAAAAGAATGTAAGGAAGTGAGTTTAAATGGTAGGCACAATTATAGATTATTCAAGCATTAAGGATTCAATGCACTTTGTTAAAATCGCAAGCGGTGAAAAGATAGTAACTTTGCATGTTGATAAGTTCCCAGACGTAAGACTTGGGGAACAGGTGGAGTTTGATGGTGAAAACTATTCTTTGTTAAGTAAAGGAGATAATCATGGAAATAGGATATGAAAAAGGAGAAAAATGCAATAGAAGTGATTGCGACGGGATACTAGAGGAATATGATACAGACACAAGCTGTAGCTGTCATATAAGTCCTCCCTGTTCACATTGCGTTAATAGTAGGGCTTATTGTCCTAAATGTGGTTGGGATGCAAGAGAAGAAGAAACATAGGAAAGGAATAAAACAAATCATAATAAGCAAAATTTCATTGAGAGGGGTTTGAGGCGCTTAAAGGGTAGTACAGAATTTGAAAATATTCCGTCATTAATGGGGGTTAAAGAAATTGAAAGGCGTATGGCAATTACCTGTTTTAGAAAGAAGAACGATAAACGAACAATATATTAAGCATAATGCTAAATATCATTATTATGAATATGAAGAACCAAGGGATATAAGTATATCTCCACTTGGCAAAAGTCTTTGCAATAAGCATGTTCAGCAAGTTGAGGATTTTGAAAGTATAAAAGGTGGCGAAATATTAAGTAATCCACATATTGCTTGCAAAAGGTGTAGAGATAAATGGAGAAAGTTATTTAATCTTTAAGGCGTAATACAAGAATATTTTAAATCAAGGAGGCGCAATATTGGCAAAGAATTATGAAGAAATAACAAGAAAGTTAGTTGCTGAATATTTGAAAGAAAAGACAACAATTCATTCTGTTGCAAGAATGTTTAAGCTTACTTATCAGACAGCTAGAAGTGGAATTTTAAGAATAGAGCGATATGATAAAGAGCTTTATGAAAAAGTAATTTTAAAGCTCAAGGCAAATAAAAGTAGTAGAGTAAGAGGCAAGTACAAAGAGACAATTTGGGACGAGTTTAAAGGTACTACACTTAAAAGAAATGATGTTATAGACATATATCTTATAAATGGCGGCACAGATACTTTGCAAGTAAGTGAATTGCTGCAACAGGTGAGAAGCCATGGAGTTCAAATATTAGGATAGAGGTGTAATAATGAATAAAGTTGTATTAATCGGAAGGTTAACAAAAGATCCAGAGTTGAAATTTACCCCAGGAAGTGGAACGGCTGTGGCAAGTTTCACAATAGCAGTAGACAAGCGAGTAAAAAACGATACTGGGGAAAAGCAAGCTGATTTTATTTCTATAGTTGTTTGGGGCAAGACCGCTGAATATGTGGCTAATTATTCTGCAAAAGGCAAATTGATAGGTATAAGCGGCAGAATACAAACACGTTCCTATGATGCTAAAGACGGCACAAAGCGTTATGTTACGGAAGTTGTAGCGGAGGAAGTACAAATATTAGAGTTTGCTAGAAGTTCAAATAGCGGTAGTGGTAATAGTAATTCTAATGGTTTTAACATGGATGGCATGACAGAAATAGACGACGGAATTGTACCTTTTTAAAGGAGTAAAGTTATGAGCAATAAATTAGCATTTCTAATAACTATAACGGCTCTAGGGAGCTTCATATTATCAAGCATACATTTAGTAGCTTGGATAAGCGGAAAAGCTCACAGTGGCAAAATATTGAAGAAAAGAGGGATTTAATGAAGATAGAGAGAGAAAGTTATCACACAACCTTTGATAAGGAACTAAGAAAAGAGGTTAGTAAAACCGCAATTGATTTAGGTATAGAAGCAAATCAAGTCCTAGAGATTGCTTATGTGTATTTTAAAACTAATTGCAATATAGAAGAAGCCAGAAGAATATTAAAAGAAAGGAATGTTATAAATGACCAATGAAGAACTATTTGCAAAAGGAGATATTGAAGCATTATATAATAATAACTTAAAATATATGTTTAGCTTAAGATACAAATTTAAAGGCATGGACTGGGAAGAATTACAATCTTTATGCAATTTAGGATTTTCAAAAGCAGTCAAGAAGTATTCTCCAGATAAAAATGTTAAATTTATAACTTATCTTGCAATGTGCCTGCAAAATGAAGTATTTAAATATTTTAAAGATAGTAAGAAACACGCCAACTTAGTATATTTAAGCGACTCCGTAGTATCTTATAAAAATGGACAATCGCAGACACTTGAAGACACCCTAAGCATAGAGATTGATTTTTTAGAAAATTTTATTTGCAAAGAAGAAAACGAAGAATTAAAGAGCGCGTTGAACTGCTTAAGCAATAGAGAAAAAGCCGTAATGGATTTAGTATTAAGCAATAAAACTCAAGTTCAAATCAGTAAATTAATAGGAGTCCAGCAAGCAAGTATAAGCAGGATTCAAAAGAGATCAATAAACAAGATTAGAAGATTTTTAAATGGCTACAAAAATTAAATATGCCCGCATGTTCGATATGCACTAATAATAAGCTAGTTACGTACTAGCTTTTCTTTTTTCTGCTAAAATAAAGTAGAGGAGGTGTATACAATTGGCTGATATTAAAAGTTTAAATTATGCGATTGATTTTAATATAAATGATAAAGGGTTAAAAGAAGCGGCAAAAGCTGAAAAGCAAATTGATGATAATTTAAAAAAAGCTGCAGCTAGTTCTTCTACTCTTACAAGTTCTATAAATAATACTGCTACAAGCGCAAAAGGAGCGGCTTCGCAGACAAGCAAAATTGATAACAATTTAAAAAATGCTGCAAATTCTGGAAAAGACTTAAATAAAAGATTGGACGATTCTTTCAAGAAAGCAAGTTCGATCGGTAAAGGGTTAACACTCGGTGTTACTGTTCCTTTGCTTGGAGCGGCTGCAGCTAGTTTTAAATTTGCAAGCGACTTTAATGAAAGTTTAAATAAAGTAGAAGTGTCGTTCGGGAACAATGCAGATTCTATAAAAGAATGGTCAAAAACAACTTTAAATACTTTTGGACTTGCTCAAGGAACTTCATTAGATATGGCGGCTTTTTTTGGAGACATGGGAACTTCCATGGGCATAAATACAAAAGAGGCATCTACAATGAGCCGAAAACTTGTTGGATTAGCAGCGGATTTATCTTCATTTAAAAATATAGGAATAGATCAAGCCACAACTGCTTTGAGTGGAATATTCACAGGAGAAACAGAAAGCATAAAACAACTTGGATATGTAATGACACAAACGAATTTAGAAGAATATGCAAGAAGTAAAGGCATAAAGAAAAGCATGAAAGATATGACACAACAAGAACAAGTTTTGTTAAGGTATAGTTACATTTTGGATAGGTCACGAAATGCTCAAGGAGACTTTGCAAGAACTAGCGATAACGCAGCTAATCAAATGAGAATATTTAAAGAAAGCACTAAAGAATTGGCGGCGACAATGGGTCAAAATTTATTGCCTATTATTACGCCTGTTATAAAAGATTTAAATTCAATGCTAAAAAAGTTTGGAAATTTAAGTCCAACAATACAAAAAAACATACTTATAATTGGCGGCATAGTTGCAGCAATTGGACCACTTATTTTTATTGTTAGTAAAGTCGTTTTGGCATTTATGGCAGTATCTAAAGCAGTCGCAGCAGCAGGAGGTATTATGGCTATACTTACAAATCCGGTTTTCTTGGTAATTGCAGCAATAGCGGCACTTATAGGAATTATGATTTATGCGTACAAAACTAATGACGAGTTTAGAAATGCAATGAATAATTTATTTAAAGCTATGCAAGACTTTGGGAAATTTTTTATGGAATATTTATGGCCGTCTATAAAATCAATTCTACTCGGCTTATGGGCAATGGTTAAAGATATTTTTAATGACATAATTTTAATAATCCAAGGAGTAATAGAAGTTTTTTCCGGGTTAATAACATTTCTTGTCGGCGTGTTTACCGGCGATTGGGAAAAGGCATGGTTAGGGGTTAAACAAATATTTAAAGGCATTGTTGATGCCATAAAAGGTATGCTTTTGGGCGTAATAGACTTAGGTAGAGGCGTTGTGAATACAGCTATAGGATGGGCAAACAACATACCTGGAGTTGAGATACCACTTATAGGTAAATTAGATATGTCAGCGGCAAATGCTGCAAGCTCTGCAATAGATTTAAATAATATACCTGCTTATGCAAGTGGCACAATGAGTGCAGCAGGGGGGGTATCTCTAGTAGGTGAAAGAGGACCCGAATTAGTTAATTTAAATAGAGGTTCGCAAGTATTTAACGCGGATGAAACACAAAGTATGTTTTCTAGACCTTTTAGCGGAAATAAAACTATTAATTTAAAAATAGATTCCCCTATAAGCATTTCTCTAAACGGTGGCGGTGACACTACCTCTACAGCATCGGAGCTAGAAAGAACTTTAGAACAAAAAGTAAAAAATATATTTCAAAAACAATTTGAAATTTTATCAGCACAATTAGGGTATTAAGCTAGTTTTTACTAGCTTTTTTCATATATGTTAAAATTAACTTGAGGGGGTGTGAGCGTTGGGAAATCTATATAAACTAGGTGATATTTATTTTACTTCTGTAGCTGATGAAAGTTATGATTATAGTAATTCTATAACGGAAAATTCTGTTGAAGATGGCTCTATCGTATCGGATCATATTAAAAACAATCTAACAAAATTAAGTATAAATGGAGTATTAAGAGGAATAACCGCATTTCCTCAAGAAGAGTACAATACACTTTTAAACTATCTTAAGAATGGTGAAATTTTAAATTATGTGGGAGTACAATCTTTTAGTCAGTGTGCAATAGAAAGTTTATCTCCAAGTTTTACAAAAGATATTGCAAATGGCTTTGCGTTTTCTATGAGCTTAAAAGAAATTAGAGTTGCAAATAAAGTAATAGTTAATATAAATACAGATGTACTTAATATTCCAAACATAGAGCAATTAAAAACAGAATTAGAGGCACAGAGAAGCATAGATAAGAACGCAATAACTGCAAGAGTAAAAGAAGTAAACGGAGTAGGCAGACAAGGGAAAACTGTTAAAAATACAGAAAGCGTTTTAGATGCTATAAAGGCAACAATTGCACCAGGAGGTATATAGATATGGGAATAATTCCACTTGACAAAACATTAGCTCCTTATAAATTTGAAATATATCTAAGCAATAAAATTTATACTTTGCAAATTGATTATAATGTAACTTTTGATTTTTACACTATAGATTTGAACTATAATGACGAGCTTTTAGTTAAAGGCGAAAAGTTAGTATTGAATCAACCGCTATTTTTAGAAGCATGTCAAGATGCGGACTTAAATTTAAATCCTAATTTTCCGGCAGAAGTTTTATTTATGGGAACTCAAGACAGCTCTATAAAAAGAATCAGCTATGATAATTTAGGGACTACAGTTCAATTGTATTATGTTGAAAGAAGTGAATTGCAATGAGTTTATTTAAAAGAAAAATTCAAGTCATAATCAATGATAAAATGTGGACTTTTCCCGAACTTGAAATAGGATTTAACGTAAAATTTGGCTCTGACGGAATACCAGCAGAGGCTAGTTGTGAAATTATGAATCTTAACGATGATTCAATTTCAAATATTAAAGCAGGACAAAAAATAATAATTAATGCAGGATATGAGAATGATTTAGGGACAATTCTTGACGGTGTGGTTGTTAATAGCTCATTAACAGGCGAAAGAACTGATAGAAAGCTCAAAATAAATGCCTTAAATGTTACAGACCAGTATCTAAATATTCCTATCAATGCTACTTTTTCTGGTCCAGCAACTAGCGAATATTTAATAAAATCTGTTTTGAGTTTAGTCGGAATAGTTCCTAACGTTTTGAGCTTGGGAAGAAATTTAAGTTATCAATTTGGATTTAATGCTAATGGCAAGATGCTTAATGTATTAAGAAGATTAACTGATGAAGCTTGGAGTAAATTAGTAATAAGGAATTCTTCTATTATTATAATGCCAGACATGAAAGGAACTGAAACAGGGTTTTTATCTAATGCCTCTACCGGGTTAATTACAATAGACCCAATTGAAAATGATAATACACCAGCTAAATATAAAGTGAAAATGCTTTTAAATCATGCTATCACAGCTTATTCAATATTAGAAATACAAAGTAAAACATTTAACGGCTTGGCTTTAGTAATAGAAGGTAATCACTATGGAGGCTCTGGAGATTTTACAACTGAATGCGATATTATGCCACTTTAGGAGGTGCAAAATGAATAATAGCGCAGCAATGTTTTTTAATTCAATGGTTAATTCTTTAGGCAATCAGTTTAACAATATGATGGTGGGCAAAATTGAAAGCTACAATGATACAACTAATTTAGCAAAGATTGTACCTCTCCACACTATTCCCAATGAAAATGAAGAATATTCTCCACTTATAAATGTGCCTATTGGTTTTTTTAATTTAGGAGGCTTTACAATAAAAGTAAGCCCGAAAGTTGGAGATATAGTTTTATTACTTTATTGCGACTACGACATAGAAAATCTCAAGATAAATGGAACTAAGCAACAGAAAACAAATAGAACTCATTCACTAGATGATGCAATAGCCTTACCTTTATCAATAAATTTTTTAAATACTTCTTTTAGTAATAATCAAGACTTAACAATTAGCAAGAATGGAACTACATCATATATAAAAATTAAAGAAGATGGAACAATAGTTTTAAATGCGCCTAGTATCAAGTTAGGCGAGTCTGCAACGCAAAAGGTATTAATACAAGGGGGAACGTACGGAACGCCCTCTAGCAAGGTATATGCTGAATAGGAGGTATGGAAATGAGAAGTATTATGTTTAGCGGTGGCGATATAGTTATAAATTCAAAAAGGCTACAAATGGTAGAAGGCTTAAGTCAAAAGATGCAAAGAACTAGGACGGCTTTATTAACAGTCTTAGGAGAGCTTTTTTACAATGCTGATGCAGGATTAAACTATTCAGAGATATTAGATGTTACAGAAAAAAATATATCAAACGAGCGTAAAAAAATAGCAATTGTTGAAGCGATGATGAAAGATAGTAATGTTGAAAAAGTAGGAGAGATAAGCATTACAACTAATAGATTAAGCAGAAAAACTGAAATAAGTTTAAAATTAAAATATAAAGATGAAAATACAATAACTGCGATTGGAGGTGTAACAGTTGGCTGATTACGGAATAACAGCAAAAGGATTTAATAAAAAACCTTTTACGGTTTTGCTAAGCGAATTTGAAGCAGATTTAAAAAGTGCTGAACTGTTTGGCGAGAATATAGATTTTTCAGACCAAGATCCATTAAAACAATTTTCAGTACCTATTATAGAGCGATTTGCAGTTTTATGGGAACTAGCAGAACAAGTTTTTTACAGTGGTTCCCCTAAATACGCAGAAGGTGTACCGCTATCATATGCTGGTAAAAACATAGGAATAAGCAGAAAACAGGCAACTAAAAGCAAAGGAATTGTCAGATTTACTGGTAGTCCTGGAACTAATATTCCTATAAATTATCAAGTCGCTACAGATACAAATATTTACTATGCAACTACGGAAACAAAAGTTATTCCTACTGGTGGTTATATAGATGTTAATGTAGAGGCTATATTAGCCGGAGAAAATGGAGATACCGCAACAAATACTATAACCAAAATAGTAAATCCGATTATTGGTTTATCTTCTATAACAAATCAAGCAGCTACAGCTGGAGGACAAGACGAGGAAAGTGATGTTTTGTTTAGAAATAGATATCAAGATTCTACAGCAAGCGGCGCAGGTTCTACGGTAGATGCTATAAGAGCTAATGTGTTAAAAGTTACAGATGTGCAGGATGCTATTGTAACCGAAAATGATACAGAATCTACAGTTAACAGTATTCCTGCAAAATCTTTTTTAACACTTGTAAAAGGTGGAGACAATACAGCAGTTGCAATGGCTATATTTCAAAAGAAACCAGCAGGAATAAAGAGCTACGGAACCACTACGACTAATATTACAGATACCCAAGGAATTAGTCATGCTATTAGCTTTTCGCGTCCTACAAATGTAAATGTATGGATAGAGGTTAATACAACAGTAGATTCAAACTATCCAGTGGATGGCAACGACTTAATTAAAGCTGCAATATTAAATTATATAAATAGTATAAAACTTGGCGAAGATGTTTTAATATACAAGCTAATAACTTTAATATCTAACCTTGGATTAAATGGAATATTAGATTTAGCAATAGAGTTAAGCACAGATGGCTCAAGTTATTCAGCAAGTAACGTGACGATAGATAGTGACGAAGTAGCAGTAACAGAATTAGCAAAAATAACAATAGTTTAGAGGTGATATTGTGGCTACTTTAGATGAAATGATAGAACTATTACCTTATCACTTAAGAGAAGGAGAAAATATAAAAAAATATTATACTGCTATTGCTAATAAATTTGAGGAATTGATTGCGGTTTTTGCAGATATAAGAGATTGTATGGATTTAGATAAAGCTCATGATTTTGGTCTAGATATTATAGGCGATAAAGTCGGAGAGGTTCGGAACGGGTTAACCGACAATGAATTTAGAGAAGTTTTAAGAACTAAAATTATAAGCAATAGAAGTGACGGAAGTATAGAAACTCTAAATGATTTTGGAAGATTAATCTTGAAAGAATATTTTACAGGAATAATTGAATCCGATAATCCAGCAGAGATAATTTTAAGATATACATATCCTTTAATAAATAATCCAGAACAAATTTTTAAAAAAGTTGTTTCGGTAGGAGTAAAAATAAGTACAGAATTAGAAACTTATGTCCCAGTTGCAGGAGCTTATAAACTTGGGCAGATACCATTTACAAAAGTATCATCAACTATTTAGGAGGTGCAAAGTTTGAAAAAACTTGTTTTTAGAGGAAAAGAATTTGAAGCTTATAAAATAACCAAAAATGATAAATCTATCATTTTCTATGATGAAAAAAATGTTGAAATTTACAGATTGCAGCCTTTATCACAGGATTTAACAGAATATGTTGTTTATGATGAAAATGAAAATGTTTGTTCATTTGATTGCAATGATTTTAATACTAATATAATAACTACCGGAACTGATGTAATGCGTTTAATATACGCAATAATGAAAGAAAATACAGAACTTAAAGAAAGAATTGAAACTCTTGAAGGTGGTGTATAGTAATGAGTTTAAAAGATTTATTTGACGAACTTATAGAAGAAGCCAAGAGCGACAAAGAAACTTTATTAGATATGCTTGAGGAGATAAAAAAAAGAAACGAGATAACCCCAGTGATTACTGATGAAGAATACAATAATATTAAAAGTAGAATTGAACAATTGCCAGAATAAAGTGAGGTGATAATGTGGCAAAACGAGTAATTTTTACTGATAGAATAGTCCAATATCCAGAACGATACGGATTAACTGATTTGGGTGGTGGAACTTATGAAATTATAGAAGCTCCAGGAACAGTAACAAGCGACGGAACTGCATTTACGGCATCTGTTTTTAACGCTTTATCTGATGAAATAATATTTAAACTTAATGATACAAGCACATCAACAACAGCTTATACATGTTCTATAGATAACTTTAGTGCATACTACGAGACTTTAACAATACTATTTAAACCAGCTAATACCAACACAGGAGCCTCTACACTTAATGTTAGTGGAGTAGGAGCAATTGCAATTAAAAAAGTAAATAACAGCGGTAATATTGTTGATATAGTAGCAAATGACTTAATCAAAAACAAATATTCAACCATGACATACAACGGGACATATTTTATAATGAATAATCCTAGCGCAGATTTAGCGCAGTTAATAACAGATATGGACAGTTTAGAAACTAGACTAGACACCGACGAAACCGTATTAAATGCCATCAAAAATGAAACTATTAAGTTTGCAGTATCGACAGGAACGGCAAATAATTATGCCGCAAATATAAGCAGTGTGGCTTCTTTATACGCAGGGTTAAGTATAAATCTAGTTATTAACGTCGCTAATACTGGCACATCTACATTAACCGTAAATTCTTTAGCCTCAAAAACTATAAAATTTAATGGTGTTAATGTTACCGCAGGAATGTTACCGCTAAATAAATTGTGTCATGTGATTTATAACGGTGTAGATTTTGAATTACAACCTACAGCAAATCAATTAAGCGATTTACAAGCGGCTTTAAACATTCACAAAACATCATCCGATCATGACGGCAGATATTACACAGAAACCGAATTAGGAGCAACAACCAGCGGAAGTAGTGGCGCAACCAAAATCGGAGTAACAACAATATCCGGATTAACCGGCAATAATGTTCAAACATGTTTGCAAAATTTAAATGCAAACAAAAATAACATTGTTGATGACACAACAGGCATTGAGTATAAGCTAGGAATAAATAACGGATTATTATATATAAAGGCGGTGTAAATATGGCAGGAGAAATTTATATTGCAGATAAAGCAACGCTAGATAAAGTCGGTAAAGCTGTTGCAATTGATGCTACATATGCAAATAATTTAGATACGACTACATCTGATGCTGCTACATTGATAATAAATATAACAGGTAAATGTCAATTACTTGGTGCATATAATACAGATGGATCAGCGGAAAGAACTTTAAGTATTAGAATAGATGGAGCTACAAATAGAATCGGAGTTATGGTACCTACGCGAGGTTTTGTAAATTTAGCTGATTTTAATATTGTTGCAAACACATCGATGTATTTAAGCACCAATAGTAATACGGATGTAAAAGTATTTTACAGATTATTACCATAAGAGGTGAAAAAATGATATTAATGAAAGAATATATAAAAGATAATATGCTAATTAAAGAATATACCAAAGATGGAATTAGCATAAGCCACATTGTAGAAATGCCATTAAATAAAGAAATTGAAGAAGAAAAAGAAGAATGATTTAAAGGGCGGTTAATCCGCTCTTTTGTACGTTATTACTTAAAAAATGTTATAATAATTATATACATTAAAGCTATATCTTATCGGAGGGAGGTGGCTTGGTGTGGAATAAAATTGAAAGAAATAAAAGTTCTACATTTGTATTGTTAATAGCTTTAATAGCTTTATCGGCAGGCTTTTTTATGGGTTCAACATTTGGTAATTATGTAAAAGTTGAGCAAAATGTAAATGTAAATACGGACAGAGAAAAAACTAAGATAAATCTAAATGATGCCACTGAAAAAGAATTAATGACACTGCCAGGAATTGGAGAGGTTAAAGCCAAAAATATTATAGATAGTAGACCTTTTAAAAGCACCACACAATTAAAAAATATCGTCGGAGATAAAATATATAATTCCATTCTAGATATGGTGGAGGTGAGTTATTGAAATGCCTTACGAATTACTAACAAATGTTTCTGCTGCCGTTGCAATGATGATATTATTAGGGTTTTTGATGAAAAATTATGTAGATAGCAGGAACAAGGAACAGGAAAATTTTCAAAAATTAGTTACAGAGGTTAGAACAGAAAGCAAAGAAAGAGAAGATAAATTAATAAACCAACTGGATAAATATAATACAAGCTTGCAAGAAATATCTCAAAACATGAAAGTTATTCCAGAAATGAAAAAAGATATAGAATTTTTAAAAGAAAAGGTTATAAAATAATTTTAAAATCGGAGGTAGCTTAATGAAAATAGCGGTTGATATAGGGCATAACTGTCCGTACGATGGCGGAGCAGTTGGAATAGGAAATGAAAATGATTTGAATAAAGCTGTAGGAGATAATTTTATAAAGTATTTAAAGCAACTAGGGCACGCTGTAACTGATTGCCTACCGTATGGTGTTACAAGTTTGCAAGACAGTCTCTACAAGCGCATAACTGTTGCTAATAGGGATAATGTAGATTTATATGTTTCTATTCACTTTAACGCTGGCGGAGGTAGAGGAACGGAAGTTTTTGCAATATCTCAAACAGGTAAAAACTATGCTCAAAAAGTTGTTAACGAGATAGCATCGCTTGGCTTTACTAACAGAGGCGTAAAAGACGGTTCAAGTCTTTATGTTCTAAAAAATACAAATGCGCCAGCTATATTAGTCGAATGTGCTTTTGTAGATTCTGCGGAAGATATGCAAAAGGTAAAAGATATTGGACCAGATGCAATTGCAAGAGCAATCGTAAAAGGAATAACGGGGCAAGAAATAAAGTCAGATGAATATCACGGTTTAATGTATAGAGTTCATGTACAAAATATCGGTTGGCAAGAATGGAAAAAGCTTGGCGAAACTGCCGGAACAATTGGAGAAAGCTTGAGAATTGAAGCATTAGAGATTAAGGAGGTATAGAATGTTAAATTTCTTATGGGAGTATAGATTTGTAATAATAATTATAGTTGCAGTAATTCTATATGCTATATTTAGTTGGCAAAACTTTAAGACTAAAGCTTATGCGTTAATGCTACAGGCTAAAAGCTTGGCTAAGGATGCAATATTAAAAAGCGGAGATCAACAAGCAGAGTGGGTTGTAAAAAAAGCTTACAATATGCTGCCTATAGGTTGGCAATTGTTTATTACAGAGGACAGATTAAGAAAAATAATTTATTATCTATATCATAAGGCAAAAGACTATTTAGACGACGGCAAAATAAATAATAGTATAAAATAATAATAAACAAGCTATGCATATTTTTTATGTATAGCTTGTTGTTTTATATATGTCGGTTGTCCTACGTAGTTTAAAGAGCAAAAATAAAAAGGGTTAAACCCCTTTATAATCTTGGATGCACATCTAATGTTTCACCGTCCCAATATATCACTTCGACTAATTCATTTACAATTCTTTTCTTTTCAGTCATAGTCAAAGATTGAAAGTTATTAATTAAATATTTAGTGGTATTATTAAATATTTCAAAGTTCATAGTTTTAATTACAGTATCATTTTTATCACTTTTTAAAAGTGTTATCTTTTTATTTAGCTCTTTTATTTCTTCATCTAACTTTTCTATTTTCTGGACTATATATTTACTAGCTGTAGAATTTTCAGCATCAATAAGTTTTTCGGTTAATTTCCCGATATCCTTAGATAATTTTTCTATTTGAGATTGAAAGTTTTTTATATCTTTCTCTATATTATCGCTATCAAGCAATTGTTTATTCTGCTGAAATAATTCTCTTGCCCCTTCTTGATCATAATAAGTTCTTTTAAATTGCTCTATAAACAATTTATCTGCTTGAGTCCCTGCTATATTTTTAATGTTGCAGCCTTTGCCTTTTGTTAATATTTTGTTAGAACATCTATAATAATGATTTTTTCTTACACCGCCGTTATAATCAGCGGTAACAGAAAAAAATCCACCACAATTGCTACATCTTATAAGTCCGCTTAGCAATGCATCCATAGCCTGCCCTTGTCTTGGAAACTTGTCTGCATTTCTTAAAAATCGTTCTTGTACATCAATCCACTTTTCAGATTCTACGCAATATGGGTGCCTGCCTATTGCAACAATCCATTCGCTAGTATCTTTAGCAACATATTTCTTTTTAGATTGATCCTGCTTGTTATAACACATAACACCATACTCGCTATTATCTCTAAATTCTTCAACAGAGTTACAAATTTGCATATTATTTTTCTTTGCATAATTATAAAAATTTATGTCAGCTTTACAATAAAAAGGATTTGCAAGCATTCTCCTTATAGAGTTTATATGAAAATATTTATTATCTTCATTTTTTATATTATTATCAACAAGGTATTTTGTAACTGCATTTAAACTATTGAAAGTTATATATTTATCAAACATAATTTTTAATTTATCTATTTGTGCATTGTCTATATCTAAATAGCAATCTTTCCCTATACCTATTTTTTTATATCCAAAAGGAGTATTTCCACCTAACCATTTTCCGCTTTTAGAAAGTTCAAGCATGTTATCTCTAACTCTTTCCGCTATAGTTTCTCTTTCTAATTGTGCAAATACACCAGCAATATACAACATAGCTCTACCCATTGGTGAAGTGGTGTCAAATTGCTCTCTTATAGATATAAATTCTATATTATAATCTTGTAAATCTTCAATTATTTTAGCAAAGTCGCCTATATTTCTGCTTATTCTATCTAATCTATAGCAGAGAATTATATTAAACATTTTATTTTTTGCATCCTTCATCATTTTAGAAAAGTTAGGGCGGTCAATATTGCCGCCGCTAAATCCTTCATCCTCATAAACAAAGATATCGTTTACTTTTTTATAGTTTTTATGTATGTATTCTTTACACATTTGAACTTGGTTTTCTACGCTATCTGAATTCTCTATGTATCTGCTTTTGCGACTATATATCGCTATGTTTAAATTATCCATAATTTTCACCATTTTCTGAACAGACTTTGATTAACTTTTCAATTTCTTTCTCATTAAGATAGACAAATTCCCCATTGACTCTGATTGCTAGAACCCCTTTCATTTTGTCGTTTTCTTTGCTGCTTGTACCTTTTTGTACGGACATAAAAACACCCCCGCTTATTTGTCTTTGTCATTCTTTTTATCCTCTTGTGCATTTGGTAAAAATTTAGATGTTAGTATTTTTTTAAGCTCTTCATGTTCTTTTATAATAGCGTACATTTGTTCGTATGTCAATCCATTTGGAAAGACATGTTTCGATAGAAAAATATCATAAATGATTCCATTTTTCTCTATATTATTCATTAAAACGTCGTCAGAATCTTGCAATTCGGTTTCTCCAAATAACCACGATATAGGCACATTTAAAGCTGCTGCTATTTCGGCTGATTTCTCCATGCTTGGGAACGCTTTCCCAGTCTCTATATCGGATAAAAATGAAGCACTTACTCCGCTTTGATCTCCAAGTTGTCTTAAGCTCAATTTTAACTCTTTCCTTCTGCTTTTAATTCTTTCTCCAATTTCTTTAAACATATCTTTTACTCCCTTATTATTATAATTTTTGTTCATATATATTTTCTCAATATATTTATTATGTCAGTTTCTGCAAAATTTATTCAGTTGTAACTTACATTTTTTATTATACACATAACAAATGTAATGTACAAGCGTAACTTTGTGCAAAATTGATTGACATAGAGCATTAGAGGAATAGTTCTCTCTCATGCTCTCTCATGCTCCTATTTGCTATTATTTACTAAAATATAAGAGTTGTAAATTGTACGCTATAGGTTTACAATTAAAACATGTTAAACATTAAATGTAAATCAACAGCAAACAAAAAGGAGGTATAAAAATGAGCTTTGGCTTAGTGTTAAAACTAGCAAGAACTAAAGAAAAAATGTCTCAAGGTAAAGCTGCAGAAAAGTTAGGAATAACTAGATCATACTTGAGCAGTGTAGAAGCAGACAGGGGAACACCTTCATTTGAGACGGTTGTAAAGATGGATAAATTATTTCCTCGTAACAATCTAATCGAAGAATACACAAAATTAATTAGAGAGAAGGGAGAAAATGAAAGTAAAATTTAGTGGCAACTGGGGCAAAAATAGTAATGTAAGCAAATCTTTTACTGCTCTTATGTTCGATATTACATTACAAAATGTACTAAAAGCGGACAATCAGAAAAATAAGAAAGTTAATTAAGGGAGGCTTAAAGTGGCAAATTTAAAAGAAATTTTGCAAGACTTAAACTCTAAAATTAAACAATTAAACATTATAGGATATAACATATTTGACGAACAGCAACAAAAATATTTCATTAACACTATAAGATATGATAGCGATTCAGATAAATTATTATGCGTATTTAAGGAGGATAAATAAATGAGCGATTTAGTAAAAGCAAATAGCCAAAATAATGTTAAAAGCTTACTAGCAAATGTAGGTTACAAGAAAAGATTTGAAGAAATACTTGGCAAGAAAGCTGCAGGTTTTATGAGTTCTTTGATTAATCTTACAAACTCTGACGTTAACCTTTCAAAAGCTGATGCAAACAGCGTAATAGCATCCGCAGTAGTTGCAGCAACATTGGATTTACCTGTTGACAAAAATCTCGGATTCGCGTGGATATTGCCTTATGGTACTAGAGCACAGTTCCAATTAGGCTATAAAGGCTATATACAGTTAGCTTTAAGAACAGGTCAATATAAAAATATCAACGTAATTGAGATTTACAAAGGTCAATTAATAGACTTTAATCCACTTACAGAAGAATTAAAACTTGATTTTTCTAAGAAGGAAAGTAACGAAGTAATAGGGTATGCAGCTTACATTAAACTTGTTAATGGATTTGAGAAAACTGCATATAAGCCTAAAGAAGATGTAACAGCTCATGCTAAAAGATTTTCTAAAACTTTTAACAATGGTCCATGGAAAACTGATTTTGACGCAATGGCTAAAAAAACAGTGTTAAAAAATACTTTAAGTAAGTGGGGAATACTTAGTATAGAAATGCAAACAGCAATTCAAGCGGATCAAGCAGTTATTAAAAACGAGGTTGCAGAGGGCGCAGAAGTAAGCGCAGAAACCATTGAATACGCTGACGGAATTAAAGATGCTGATTACACTCCAGTTACCACTGAACCAGTAAAAACCAAACTAGATGATAAGTTTAAAAAAGCAGAGGAATCAGAAAAGCAAAGCGAAAATATCTACGAAGGGACACCTTTTGACGAGGGGGAAAATTAATGAGTGAACTTTTAAAACTCACGGATGATAATTACTTTAGTCTTGAAATGGAAAATGAATATATGGGCGTTTCTCAATTTAAAGCTTTTAGAGAATGTGAAGCTAAGAAAATGGCAGAACTTAAAGGATTGTGGAAGGATAAAGAAAGTACCGCATTATTAGTCGGTTCATATGTTCACTCACACTTTGAAGGTGCTATTGATAAATTTAAGCAAGAAAACCCTGCGATATTTACAAATAAAGGTGAACTTAGAGCAGATTACAAAGAAGCGAATGAAATGATTAACTGCTTAGAAAGTGACGAATCATTCCAACAAATTTACACTGGAGAAGTAGAGCAAATATTTACTGCTGAATTATTTGGCGCAAAGTGGAAAATAAAAGTAGATTGCTTAAACCTTGCAGAAAGTTATTTTGTAGATTTAAAGACCACTAGAGGTTTTGAAAGACAATGGGCAGAGATAGACGGTAAAAATGTAAAAGTAACATTTGTTGAGGCTTGGGGTTATTTAATCCAGGTAGGCGTATATAAAAAAATATTAGAACTTGCAACGGGAAATAAAGATTTAGAAGCTTTCATAATAGCAGTAACCAAGCAATCCCCACCCGACAAGATGGTGCTGCGATTTAATCCAGAAGACTACGAAATTGGCTTAAAGGTTGCAGAGGACAATATTGCACACATTCTAGATGTTAAAAGTGGTAAGGTGACGCCAGTCCGATGTGAGAAATGCGACTATTGCAGAGCTACTAAGAAGCTGGATAGAGCTTATCACTATTCAGAATTATAAAAAATGTGAAATAATTTTGAATTAATTAAGGAGGTTTTTGAATGCAAAAATTATATTGTTTTGCAATAGAAGAAATAAAAGAATTAAAAAGTCTAATAGGAATTGCCAACCATGACAGTTCAGTTATTGAGCAAAATATCAATAACCCTAAATGCATAGAAAAATGCACAGAAAATATCAGCACAGCCGCAATCAAAGCATTAGAACTTTTAGAAGGTAAATAAGATGACAGGAGAAAGATTATGAGATTAGTTTGCGTAGGTAAAATCACAAAGGGCGTTAAAGAAATTTCTTACGCCCCTATGTTCGGAATATCTGAACAAAACAAAAAGGAAGGTGAGAAGTTTGTTAATAAAAAGCTTACAAGGTAAGTTATTCAAGGTAGATCATGCAGAGCTTTACATTAAGCCGTTTTTTAAAGATCGAATTGCAAATGAATATTCTATATGCAGCAATGAGGGAAATGTTGAGATTATAATTGTAACTTACTCCGACAAAGAAATAGCTAAACACATGCTTAAGCTGCTTGATTTATACAAAAAGCATCCTTGTGAAGTTAATGTTTTGTCGGAAACTACAATCGCACGTGATTTATGGTTAATTGCTTGTAGTAGATATAAAACCGCATGTGAAAAGAAGGGGATAAAGTAATGGTTGGGAATAGAATACCCTTTAACGATGTTTTAAATCTCCAGGACGACACTTTAGTATACTTGCTAGGGGATACGTCCCCTTTAAGATATATCGAGCATGTAGAGGGCAAAATAACGCTTCATAGGCTTTGCAGTGATGACAGAATATTTTTTAATAAAACTACAGAAAAATTATTAAATCTAAAAATATATGAGTGGAAAGTGGAGGGATTAAATTGAAAAATGAAATGGTTCAGGAAAGAGTTATAGAGGTTGCTAAATTTACAGTACTAACTAACAGCACCATAAGAGCTACTGCAAAAATGTTCGGGGTTAGTAAGAGCACCATAGGTATGGATTTAAGCAAGAGAATAAATATCTTGAATCCAAAGCTTGCAGAGGAAGTTAAAAAAGTTTTAGATAATAACTTTAGTGAGAAGCATGTTAGAGGCGGCAATGCCACAAGGTTAAAATACAAAAGTTAGGAAGTGAAAATTGGAGCGTAAAAGTAAAATCTCAAAAGGCAATTTTTTTTACCCATGTTGTACGCTATAGCTTAAATATTTAATAAAAAGTGTAGCAAAATGTTAAGTTATAGCGTATAATAAAAGTATAACTAAGTAAGTAATTTAATTAATAAGTGAGGTGATAAAGTGAAAACTTTCCCTTTGTACTTTGAAGATAAAGAACATGAAGAAATAAAGAAAGCAGCTGAAAAGGCTGATAAAACTATAAAAGATTTTATATTCGAAGCAATAAAAGAAAAAATCGCAAATGAAAGAAAGGCGGTGTAATTTAGGGAGGAAGGCAGTTGAGATATATGATTGCACCTTTAGAATTAAATATAGAGGAACTGGAAATATACAGACTTTTATATTTAAAAATGGATTTTGATACCTTTGAAGTAAAATACACTATGGACCAGCTTTCCTCGGATAGTGATTTAAGGTTAAAAATGACTAAAAAGAAAGTTAGTCTGATTATAAAAAAATTTATTGATTCTGGAATGATTTTAATAATAAAGCCAGGGAGTAAAGGAAATCCAACGGTTTATCAATTAAATAAACTTGAAGAAATTGAGAAACACAAAAGTAACTTAAAAGAAACACAAAAGGAACGCAAAGGAAACACAAACGAAACGAATAAATCAAGTCAAATCAATGTGTTTGAGGATTTTGAGAAACACAACAGAAACACAACAGAAACACAAAAGGAACGCAAAGGAAACACAAAAGTTACTCCTATCAATGATAAAGATAAAGAAAATGATAAAGAAAATAAATATATATCTGAACAACAAATATTTGATATGTGGAATAATTTAAAAGCTGGTATAAATCATAAAGAGATAAAACCTCTTATAGATACAATAAGTAAGTCTATAAAAAAATATAAAACTGAAAATATACTTACTGCTATTAAAAGACTATCAATAGCTTATAACGATAAGAGTTTTTATTATGAATACAAATGGAATCTAGGTAATTTTCTAACTCAAAAAAACGGAATAGTTAATTGGTTAGATGAGGGGCAATACTGGAACTCTTATTTAGATAAAAATCAAGCTAAAGATAAAATTAATGAGCAAGCGGAAGTTAATCCGTGGGGCAATCTAAAAAAATTCTAATTCTAACATCTAGGGGGTGGGTGAATGGAACAGGCAATGCCGTGCGATGTAAATGTCGAAGCAGCTTTATTATCTAACATATTTATGAAAAACGATATTATAGCTGATGCAATAAGCGTATTACGGCCAATAGATTTTTACTATAAACCGCATGAAATAATTTATACATATCTTGTAAAGTTGTATGCAAAGAATGTGCCACTTGAAATATCAACTTTTGCGAATAGCGTAGGCAAAGATATACTGGGCAGCATAGGAGGAGTGACGTATCTATCAAAGATAATAGGATCTGAAGCAACGACAGCTAATTATAAAAGCTATATTCAAATGATTAAAACATTTAGTGACAAAAGAGTAATAATAAAGAATTGCAGTGAAGCAATAAGGCTTGCATATGAAAAAGAAATACCGCCAAAGGAAATTATAGACAAGGTGGAAAATTCTTTTATGAGTTTAAATGAACTCCAGGAAGAAAAGACAGTAAATGCGTTTGAACTCATGGAAAGCACTATTAATTTAATTGATGAAAGAATTAAGAAAGGTGGAGCACTTCCGGGAATACCAACTGGGTATAAAAGTTTAGATAATGCGACTGGAGGATTTGCAAAACAAGACCTATATATTTTAGCTGCAAGACCCTCAATGGGAAAGACTGCTTTTGTTGTAAATATTTTGAATAATATACCCAAGCAATATAAATCCATGCTGTGTGAACTAGAAATGAGCAAAGAAAAGCTTGGCGTTAGGTTATTAGCTCCTAAAATGTTTAAAAGTTCACAAGCTTTGGCAAGAGGGCAATTAAACGACAAAGAATTAACTTTAATGCTAACTAAATCAAGCGAAATTTCTAACAAAAACAATATATTTATTAACTGTAAAAGCGGCTTAAGCCTTTCTGAAATAAGAGCAGAGGCTAAGAAAATAAAAATAAAATTTGGATTAGATGTATTGTTTGTGGACCATATCGGCTTAATAAGACCCGAAAACTTAAAAGCAACCAGAAATGACCAAATAGGTCAAATAAGTGCAGGACTTAAGAAAATGGCTAAAGATTTGGATATAGCAGTTGTAGCGTTAAGTCAATTAAGTAGAGCATGTGAAGCTAGGGCAAATAAAAGACCGCAATTAAGTGATTTAAGAGAGAGTGGAAATATAGAGCAGGATGCAGATACGGTTTTATTTCTATATCGTGACGATTATTACGCAGAGAGAGAATGTAGGGATAGTGAAAAGGCTGGAATACTTGAGGTAATGGCTGCAAAGAATCGTGATGGAGATATAGGAATAATGGAATTAAGTTATAACACTGAATATCAAATTATAACTGAAAAGCCTATGGGAGGTTGATTGAATGCATAATAGATGGTCAATTTATGAAATGCTTAAGGGAAATAAAAGGCTAACAATTACAGAAATAGAAAAAATAAATGCAGAGGAAATAAAGGAGGGCGTTATAGAGTTCATTCTAAGCAAAGAAAAGGAAGTTGAAGCTGATGGAGAATAAAGTTGCTAGGCTGCATCAAGGCAAAAATAAAATAATCATTCTCGAAGGATTTGACTTCATGTGGGATATAAAAAAGATTGATGAAGTAATAGAGCTATGGAATAATGGCACACCATTACAAGAAATGGTTTGTAAAGCTAAAAGGAGAGAGGAAGAATTATTCTTGCTACTATTACATCTATCTCTGAAAGGAAGGATTAAGAAGAGGGGTAGAGGGATTTGGGGGAATTAAATAAGTCGTAATAGCTAATTATTACGAACTAGTGAGGTGAAGCCAATGATACAAATATTGGAGTTATTTGGGGGCATAGGAAGTCCACGAAAAGCCTTAATAAACTTAGGAGTACCAGTCAAGGCAATTGACTATGTTGAGATAGATGAAAAGGCTGTAAGAAGCTATAATGCAATATTTAAAAAGGAACTAGAACATAAAACTCAATCAGTAGTAGGGTGGAATCTTAAGCCGGACATTCTAATTCATGGCTCGCCTTGTCAAGATTTTAGTATAGCAGGACACCAAAAGGGAGCAGATGAGGGCAGTGAAACTAGGTCAAGCCTTATGTGGGAAACTTTAAATATCATTAAACAGATGGGAGTATGGAAACCAAGGATTGTTATATGGGAGAATGTTAAGAATGTTTTATCAAGGCACATGATCCATAACTTTAGTAAGTACCAAGAAGAAATGCAGAAGATGGGATATACAAGTAATTATGAAGTTCTTAACGCTATGGATTTTGGACTTCCACAAAATAGGGATAGAGTATTTACTATATCATGCTTAGATGGCTCATTCTTTAACTTTCAGACATTAGAAAAGAAGCCTATGAGAAATATTAGAGAGTTTTTAGAGACTAATGTTTCTGATGAATTTATGGTTACGCAGCCAAGCATATTAAGTGTAATAGGCAAAAAAGGAATTAAGCGAGCAACTGTGATTGAAAATTATTGCTATACAATTACAGAAAGGCAAGACAGATGCCCAGCTCAGGTAATAGACTTAGGTAATGGTAAGTATAGATTTCTGACAGATAAAGAATGTTGGTTGCTACAAGGATATTCAGAAGAAGACTATTATAATGCTGCAAAAGTCAATACAAGGAGAGCTTTGTATAAACAATCTGGTAACTCAATTCCTGTAACAATTTTTGAAAGTATATTTAAGCAACTGATTTAAGACAGAATATGAAATAAATATGAAATATATCGGAGGTGCGAAATGATATTAAAAGAATTATTCAATACTCAAAAGAAGCTGGATGAAACAATAATTAAAAATCACAACTTAGAAGGAAAAGACTTATTCAGTAAAAAAATAGTTGCTTTTGTGGTGGAAATGAGCGAGCTTGCAAATGAAATTAGGTTCATGAAATACTGGTCCAACAAGGAGAAATCTTCACAGGAGGTTATTCTTGAGGAGTATGTAGATGCTTTCCATTTTCTCTTAAGTATTGGAAATGAAATAAGCTGCATTTACAAGCTAGATAAAACTATAGAAAACTTTGACTATCAAATGTATTTAAATTACTCGGACTTTACTGACAACTTTATTGAGATTATTAGAGAGATTTGCAAGTTAGAATATTACTTGGATTGCAAAATGATGTCACTGCAACTATACATCGAGATTATGAACATGTTCCTCGGCTGGGGCAATAAACTAGGCTTTGGATTTAAAGAAATAGAAACAGGATACTACAAGAAAAATGAGATTAATTTTAAAAGACAGGAAAGTAATTATTAATATATCTGTGTTCGATATGACTTAACTAGGAGGGGAAATGAACGAAGGTAAATTATTTGAAAAAGATTTTATTGACAGCGTGCCAGAACAATATTTTAAATATAGGCTTAGAGATAGCGCAGGGACGTGGCAAGGTGGAGAAAATACAAGATTTACTCCAAGTAATATATGTGATTTTATAATTTATACTGGCAAATTGTTTTTATTAGAACTAAAAAGCCACAAAGGGAAGTCAATCCCACTAAGTTGCATAAGAGAAAATCAATTAAATGGGTTACTAGAAGCTTATAAAAAAGGAACGCACGCAGGCTTTATATTTAACTTTAGAGATATTAACGAAACTTATTACTTGACAGCAAATAGCCTAAACAGTTTTATGGTAACCAATAACAGAAAATCAATACCATTAAGTTATTTAAAAGAATCTGGCACACTTATACCGCAAAAAATGAAAGGAAGGAGTAAAATACATCAAATCTACGATTTGACAGTATTAATTAATTAATAAAGAAGGTGAAGAAATGAGCAATATAAACTCAATTTTAAGCAATTTAAGTTTTACCGACAGAATGATTTTGAATCAATATGTCAAGCAAGAATCTTTTAAAGAAATTACAAAAGCAACAAACTTGTTCCATGAAGCGGCGCAAGAAAGAGAGCAAATTATACTGAAACAAAATGAAAAAGTTTGGGAAATCATAGAGGGAAATTTAATGCTTGCAATGAGGGAAAACAAGATAAGTGAGGAGAGAATCGATAAGATACTAAAGAGAATGTTGGAGCTCACACGGTTAAATGAAAACACTAAGCTTTCAGCACTTAAAGAACAACCCTCAAGAGATTTTGAGATACTAAGTAAAGATGAATACAGAGACTTGATTGAGGAACTTCTAGAAGGACACTGCAAAGGGTGCATGAAGCATGATAAACACTGCAATGTTTACAAGCTTATGAAAAAACACAGCATCCCAGGCAGTAGTCATAAAAATAAATGTAAATACAGTTATTAATTATAACAAATAAAAGGAGAGATTGGAATGATTAAAAATATAAAACCTATAAATAAATTAAATGTTGAGTATGAATCTGGCGCGGAAGTTATTTTTGGAATAGGATCAAAAATTAGAGTTAATTTGAATAATGGAGAAATCTTAATAGGAGAACTTTGTTGGACTGACGAAACAGCCTTTTTTATAAAAAGAGGCGAAAGGGAAATCGAAACTGAAATTGACTTTAAAGATGTTTGCGACATAGATAGTTTGGAAAATTTTTATAGTTAAATAATTAAATATTGTAAATATAAAGGAGTTGAATATTATGTCAAAATTTATGCCAACCAATTATGAAATGGACGTTACTAACGAATTAGAAGTTATATTTACAAACGAAGAAGAAATAAAAACACCAGAAGAACTTTTGATTGATACTATACAAGCTAGTTTTAACATGGGTTATGAGCAAGCTAAAGAATACAATAAATACTTGAGAGGTTTGGCTATAGAGGAATTTAATAGGGGTTACGGGAGGCTTGCAAAATGAAAGATAAAACAGCTGTAGTAATTGGAATAGTTGGAGTTTGGACAATGGCAGCTATAAGTGGTTTAAGCGGTGCTGTAGCAGTCGCAGGAGTGGCAACAGTAGTATTGCTATCTAAGAAAAATAAAGCGTACGTAGAGCTTAAGAAAGCTGATAAAGAGGTAACGCTGGGGAAGTTTAAGTAGGTGATAAAATGAATAAATATTATTATGCAGTAACACCACAATACGAAATATTTACTTTTAGCGGTAACTGTGAGGAAGTTATAAAAGGTTATATAGAACACGTAAAAAGTTTTGGTTGCAGGATAGAAGAAATTAGTAAGTACAAATATAAAAAGATGTTGGAGGAGGGATAAAATTGGAACTTTCTATATCTGAACAAAGAGAAGAAGCAATTAATCAGATAGCGGAAGAAAAGAAGATAAAATTAGAACAGGCGGCAGAGATTTTTAAGCAGCAGGAGAGGGAGAAATTTTGGAATGATGAATATGAGAAGGAGTGGAATTGATGTGGCTATAAACATGATGTGTATGAATAGCAGATGTAAATATTACTGGGAAGATAATTGCACTAGGAATATAAACGAAGAAAGAATTGAAATTGATGAAAATGGGAAATGTGAAACTTTTGAGTTAGGAGAAAGCGAGTGGTATATTGATTCTGTTTATGGAGAAATTGATCCGTTTGCAATATATCCATTTAAACTTTACGGCTCTGTTTTAATTTTAGACAATAAAATACAAGACAGCAAACTTTCAACTGAAAAAGCTGAAAAAATAGAAGATTTTCATACAATATGGCAAAAAGAAAGAATTCAAGATTATCAAATAGAAAGTTTTGAATTTGAATGCATAAACGAAGATGCTATTCAAAAATTTAAAATTGAATTAGCAAAATGGATAAGCAAATGGAAGTACGCAGAAAATTACAGAAGTATGAAAGCATAATAAATTATGCTCACCTGTTCGATATAGGTGAGCGTTTTGTGTTATAATTAAGTATGTAATATAGTACAAATTTTCGGAGGTGGTATTATGGAAGGTGTTTATATTTCTGCAGAATATAAAGAATTAGCCTTTAAGATAATACAAAGATTTAGCGAAGAATTAGGGCATATTGAATTAGATAACGTTATTTTTATAGAGGATATTATTAATGCTCCTAAAAATACAGCAGCTAGAACTTATTATTTTGGTTGTCATCCTATAGAAGCATTTACCGATGCTAAATACGCAATAGTAATGTATAAAAACAATATAGAATATATGTCAGAGAATCAAATAAAAATTGTGCTTTATCATGAGTTATTGCATATACCTTCAAAGGGCGAAAAAGCTACACTTATTCCTCACGACATAATGGATTTTCATAAAGTATTGTCAAAATTTGGAATTGATTGGAATGACGAAAATAAAAAAGTAATAGATATACTTGGAGGTGAAAACAATGACTGAAAGCGACGTACAAAAAGTAACGTATGAGCAATATGACAACCTTACAAACGAAAGAATGAAGCTGCTTGAGGTTATTAGTAATCCAGAACATAGATTTAAAAGCATTACTGACATTTGTAAAATAGCAGGAGTGCAAAGAATAACTTATTACAGGGCAATGAAAGACCAGAATTTTGTAACAGCAATAAAAAGAAAGAAAGAGGAACTATTGAACGGAGCTATATTACCAGTAATAAACACATTTATTAAAGAGGCTATCAGAGGCAGTTATAAGCATGGAGAGGCATTACTGAAAATGTCTGGTGATTTAATAGAGAAACAAGAAATTAAAGGAGAATTTAAAACAGAAGTTAATTCTACGATAGACATGAGTAAATTATCAGCGGAGGAGTTGAAACAACTTGAATCCATTGTCGCTAAATCTTCCGAGTCTTAAGGAGATAAGAAAGGAATTAGATACTAGATGCTTAAATGAGTTTTGTAAAGATGCGTGGGGGATTGTGGAGCCTGCCACGCCTTTAGTCTATAATTGGCACATAGATGCGATATGCGAATATCTTCAAGCTGTAAAAGAAGGGCAAATCAAAAGGTTATTAATTAATATGCCTCCACGTATGATGAAGTCTATGCTAGTAACTATAATGTATCCTACATGGTGTTGGACTACAGCACCACATCTAAAGTTTATAAATCTATCTTATTCAGATACGCTATCTAAAGGGCATAATATGAAGCGTAGAGACATAATACAAGACACATGGTATCAAAATAACTGGAAAGATGTATTTCAGCTTAAGGACGATTTAAACACTCAAAGAAAGTTTGAAAATAATCACTATGGTTCAATGTTTTCGACTTCTATTGGTGGTACTCTTACTGGTGAAGGTGCCGACGTTATAGTTGTCGATGATCCCCACAACCCAAAGCAAGCTGAATCTGATACCCAAAGAGAAGATGCTGTAGAGTTTTTTAGGACCACTTTACAAACTCGTTTAAATAATCCCAAAGAGGGTGCAATCATTGTTGTAATGCAAAGACTTCACGAAATGGACGTAAGTGGTCATATCCTCCAGTATGAAAGCGGATATGAGCATTTGTGTTTACCTATGGTAGCAGAAGAAAAAATGATTATACAAATGCCTATAAGCGGTTTGGAACGGATTAGAGAAAAAGGCGATATTCTTCACAAGGAAAGATATGGACAGGACGAAATAGAAAAGCTAAGAAGTTCCATGGGTTCCTATGGATTTAGTGGACAAATGCAGCAGAACCCAGTTCCATCCGGCGGTGGAATGTTTAAAAAGTGGTGGTGGAAATACTGGAAACCCAAAGGAATAAACTTGCCTCCAGTAAGCATTAAAAATCAAATAGGCGAAATAGAATACATTCACGCCGTAGACATTCCCGACAGTTTCGAGGAAGTTGCTCAAAGTTGGGATATGAACTTTAAAAACAATAAAGATAATGATTATGTTGCTGGAGGCGTTTGGGCAAAGAAAGGAGCTGACAGGTATTTTCTAGATTTGAACATGAAGCAAGCTGAATTTACAGAAGCTTTAAATATGGTTAGAAAGCTAACCGATGCATACCCAAAAGCAACTAGAAAGCTTGTGGAGGACAAAGCAAATGGTCCGGCAGTAATAAGCAGCTTGAAACATGAAATAAGCGGATTAATAGAGTATAATCCTGGCAGTGATAGCAAGGAATCTAGAGCTTTTGCGGTTACACCAATGGTAGAATCGGGAAATGTTTATATTCCTCACCCTGCATTGTTTACATGGGTGGATAAATTCATAAACAATTGTGCTAAATTTCCAAAGTGCGAGCATGATGATGATATAGATCAAATGTCTCAAATGCTTAATTATTGGAATGTTAAAAAACAATTCAGAGTAACAAGAGTATAAAAAAGAACCCTTATTGGAGTAAGAGTTCTTTTTCCCTTTCTGAAAGCACTCGCTATGCTTTTAATGTGCTCGTAACACATCAAGAAAGGATTTGATACTATGATTATGAAACATTAACAACATTATTATAACATAAGGTGGCTAAAATGTAAATATGTACTTAAAAGTGTCGCAGCTCAAACGAACTGCACTAAATCCATCTTTAACGAAATGTGATTAAGTAAAATCGTACAAAAACAATAAATTAATTATTGACAAGTACGCTATAAGATAATATAATTAAATTGTAAATCATCATCACCCGAAAAACTGATTATAAAACCGACCTTTATAATCACAGAGATTTGTGCAGTTGCACTGTGAAAAGTAACTGCATACGACAGGAATCAAAATCTCATATTTCATTCTCCTTTCCTTTCAATACCCTCGGTTAATTCCGGGGGTTTAAATATAACCCAAATAATTGGAGGCGATTTTTAAATATGAAAAAATTATCAGATACCACAATTCAAATACTGCTACATGCTTATGTTAAAAAGGTTGCTAGAATTAAGGCATTAGAAAGCGAAATTACTAACTTAAGAGAAGCAATTGCTGAAAGTGCAGAAGAGATAGTTAAAATAGATGCAGAAATAGATAACTTGAAGAATGATTTTGATATCGACATATTAGAGCTTGCTAAACAAAATAAAGGTAATGAGTTCTTTAAAAGTATTTTAAAGGTGCATAATTTAAAACTGGAAGATGATTTTAAAATAAAGACAATTGAAGAAGTTTCGTCTGAATTGATTGAGGAAGGTTTTAAGAATTTTAAATGTATGTAAAATTTAGAATAGAGGGCGGAACAGGTAGCCGCCACCCAGTGAAAACTGTAGGAGATGTAGATTACCACCTACCTATTCTAAAAGCAAATAATATTTGGTGCATATGTGAAGCTATGCATTCCGACTTTGCGGACAATAAAATCAAAGATCATACTTGCATATAAGCTTAATATGCCGCTTCAAAATATAGCCTAGAAATAGGCTTTTTATTTTACCATAAACACTTGTAATTATGTACGAATGTAATATAATAGAATTAAGTAATAACGTACAAGGAGAGGATTGAATTATGACATACGGAGAGGTTTACAAATCATTTAAGGAGGAAACAGGAATAGATGGAACCCTTATATCTGATTATAGACCATGTTGCAAATTGCATGAAATGCCTAATATTCCAAATGCTATTATTGTTTGGCTTAAGAGTGGGCATAAAATAGTTTATATCATGAAAAATGAAGTGAATGGAGAGGTAGAATGAATATACAGGAAGTAGCTAAAGGAATGGAGCAAGGAAAGTGCTATACATTGCCAGATTGGCAGGGGTTTTATATGTATAACATTCCTGGAGAAAGTGGACTTATTTGCATAAAATCTAAGCATACAGAGGGAATTGAATATAATTTGCACATAAGTGAATTGTTAACGGAGGAATGGACGGAGGTTGAGGTAAAATGAGCGATATAGAAAATATTATTTATGCAGTTTTTGATGGAGAATATGACAATAGAGGCAACGCATTAATCACAACGGATCAAGTCGCAGCTATAAATAAGTTTTTAGAATCTCAAGAAAGTCCTTTTATTGAGGCGTGGTGCAATAATGAACTCTTAGGGTATTATCCAAATAAATTTACAGACCCTAAAGCTACTTATCAAGATATAGAAAACGGAATAAGAAAAATACTAGAAGGCTAACCCCTTCTTTTTTTATACCCTCATACGCCATTTATAGCCTTACAGTTAAATAAAATAACTTAACAGGCGTATTTACATTCCTTATGTTTAAAATTCAACCTAGAGCGTTTAAATGACGTATAGAGGTTATAGCTATTTTTTATCTTTTATTCCTAATGTTTCTTTTAAGGCTAATTGTAAAATAGCAGAAAAATTAACTTTTTTCTCAAGCGCGAGATTATCCAACCATCTAGGTATAGTTAAAGTCTTTTTAACTGCTTTATTTAACATTTCATCTCTTACTAATTTCATATAAACTTCAACAAGCACTGTAAAACAACCTTCATCAAGCTTTAATAACTCTGGAGCAGTTGGGTCGGGAATTTCTTCCCTATCTTCTTCAAAGCAATATAAATGCAGCTCAAGCGCATCTTTTGCCATTCTTAAAGCCTCTGCAATATCGTCGCCCTCTGTAATGCATCCAGGTAGATCTGGAAAAGTTACAGTATATCCGCCCTCCTCACAGACTTCAAAAATAGCCGGGAAAATATATCTATCCATTCAAACACTTCCTTTCCATTGTATTATATACGTATAATAAAGGCGTGTCAATGTTTAAAGGTGTACGTAATAAGTTAATAAATATGTACGATATTGGTTGAATGTTAACAAATATTATGATACAATAATATTACGGAGGTGAACAAATGCTTGTTAAAATTATCAGTGTGCAAGAAACTGGGAGGAATACTTTTTTTAATATTCCTAAAGAGGTTAAAGAAGAATTAAACATTAAAAAAGGCGACAAATTACTTGTTAAACTTGAGGATGGAAGGATTATATTAGAAAAGTGTTAGGAGGAATGCAGGTGCAATATATAAATATTTTAAATATTATGCAACATTTTGTGTTATTGCCAGAAACTGAATATATTTATTCTGACGGAATAGCATTAGATAAAGACGAATGCCAAGATTTAATAGAAAAATTAAAAAAACAAATGGAGCTAGACCAAGAAGAAATAAAAATGCTAAAAAGATACAAATCTATTGAATATAGTTATAGCTCTTTTGTCCACAGATGTGAAAAGCCTAGAGAGGGAGAAGTATACTTTGCAAAATTAAAAAATGGTTTGATAAAAATAGGTTGCTCAAAAGACACTTTGAATAGGCTTAAAGCATTAAAAAAAGAATTTGGAGAAATTAAACTGCTAAAATCAATAAAGGTTTCTAACATGTATCACTTTGAATCTTTAGTGCACTTTGTGTTTGATAAATATAGAAAAGAGAGAGAATTATTTGATTTATCCTATATAAAAAACGAGAAAATTTTAGAGAAATTATATAACATGCTTGAAACTAATGTTGATAAAAAAGATTATTTATTATTTATGATCCAAAACGATTTGGATATTTAGGTGAAACGAATTGACCAGAGAGTTTAAAGGCGTATGGATTCCTAAAGAAATTTGGTTAACAAAGAAATTAACCTTGCAAGAAAAAGTGTTTTTAGTTGAAATAGATAGTCTAAATAATGAAAATGGTTGCTATGCAAGCAATGATTATTTTTCAGAGTTCTTTGGATTATCTAAGAATAGATGCTCTGAAATAATAAATTCGTTAGCTGCTAAGCAATTTATAACTATAAGCTATATTTGGGGAGCTAAAAAGAATATTGAAAAAAGAATTTTAAAAATCAAAGAAAAAGAAACTGACCCTATTCGGAAAATCGAACAGGGGTATTCGGAAAACCGACTGGGGGTAATCGAAAAGTCGAAGGATAATAATATAATTATAAGTAATACAATTATTAATAATAAACACTTACATATTCTTTCAGAATACGTGTTTACGCATGATATAAAATCATATATAACTATATATTTAAAAGTTAGAGCTTACTATAGAAACAAAGAACATAAAAAGATAAACAATATAAATATCAGTTATATAGAAAGTGTTATTAATAGCTTAATAGAAAAAGAAATAAGCTTAAAGAAATTCGAAGATGCTGCTTACGAGTATTTTGAAAAGCTAAAGAAAAGTAATGACGGTGATATAGTTTGTTTCTTAAAAGCTAGCCAAAAAAGATTATTTGATTTGAACTGGGATGAAATAATATAAAGTAGAGGTGTAAAGATGACTGTAGATATTAAAAGAATGTATGAAGTTAAAACAAAAGAAAAGAAAGTTGTTGTATCAGAAGATGATATATTGAACTTTCTTTATACTGACAGAGATATAAAGAGAAGTGTTGTAGGAAGATTACTTGGATATAACGACGGTTATTTTAAATTAGACACAAGTCTAAATTATAGAAAAAGTGAAGAAAAAATATTTTACTTAAATATTACTGATATCAATATTATTGAAAAGAATTGAGGAGGAATATGCGGAATGGATGATTATAAAATACTATGTTCTACCAAAAGAACTGAATACTATATATCTAAAAACGGTATGCTTGCAAGAAAAACTAAAAACACATTTAAGGAACTTGGGTATATAGAAGATAATATGAGCTTATATAAAAAGCTATGCGAATCAATTTAGAGGAGTTGATAAAGTGGATGATATAAAAGAACTTCCTAGTAAATACGATTTAAAAGACTTTATACCAGTAAGATTAAACGAAGCTATTATTGCAAGAGGTTACGCCAGGAACGAAGTAGCAGAGGCGGCAGAGATAACAACAAAGCAGCTATGTGACATTTTGATGCAGGGCAAAGGTATAACGTTGGCTTTAGTAATAGAGTTTTCAACTATACTTGATTTTCCAGTTAGATATTTCTTTAAACCTTTGCCGCCGCGTTCGATATACGTTGATAGCATAACGTTTGATTTATAAAATGGAGGTTAACAGATGAATAAAAAAGATTTCTTTTGTATACTATTAGCGATTGCTATAACGATGATGATATTTATTATGAGCAACTTTGGTTTTATCGGTTGGCTTATAATATTATCCTGGGTATTTGGGTTTATTTATATAATTTATGAGCAAAGTTTAGGAGGGGAAGAATGAATATTTTAGCTATTTTTGTAATCATGCTCTATGCAATGACAGGTGTTTGTATATCAATTAAGCTGTTTAAAAAGCCAATAGGGAAAATCATAATGTCATTTTACTTTGCTATATTTTGGCTGCCACAAGCATTATCAACATATGTTGTTAGAAAATTAGATTTATAGTGTACTAAACATAAATTTATCGAAATTCGCTAAGATAGCGACTAAAGGAGAAGTGTTATGAAAACATTAGCTTATTGCTTTTCGTGCAATTTAGAGCATGATATAACTGAAATTGGAGCAAAACAGAAAGGAGTTAAATGCGAGTGTGGAGGTTATATTATATCTCCGTCTGGAAAAATAAACATGAAGTTAATTCCAGAGAACAATGAAGATGAAAAACTATTAGGATTTACAACACTAGAAGCTAAAAAAGATGAAATTTTCCCTAAAGTGTTTAAAATGGATGATTGTTCATGGGTTTGCGCTATGGACGCAGAAAAAGCCGTTGATTGGTACATTGAAACTACTGGATTAGATGAAGACGATTTGCAAGTAAAAGAATGCGATATAGATAAAGATACAATGTATTCAGAAACGACAATTTCTGAAATAATAGAACAACTTGAAAACATGAGCAATCACGACGAAACAAGTCTTTTAATAACAAGAAGAGGTGGGGAATTATTTGTAAAAGAATCTTTTAGAACAGTTATTAATTGCATGATTAACAGCTATGGTATTGAGTCAGTTGTAAAAGAGCCTTTTGAAATATGTTCTACTGAATGGTAAGAGGTGGATTAATGCCGACCGAGGATTATAAAGAAGCATCTTACACTATAGAGATAGATTGGAAAGGTGGCACAGTATGGCTTAACAATCATATCTCTAAAGAAAAACTGGTTATTTCAGAAAGGGATGCAGAATATATAAGCGATTGTTTTAAAAGTATTGAAGCTAAGAAAAATGGTGAATGGTAATCATCAACTTGAGAAAAAACTATAAAAGCGCAAACCCTGCAAACCCTGTATAATTAGCGTATATAGGGTTTTATTCTTTGATAAGGAAGTGGGATTTATGGATTTATTTAAACAAAGAAATGCATTTAAAGCAACATCATATGATCATAACGCTTCAAATGTTGTAACGTTAAGGAATAGATCAAGTTTATCAAAAATGTTAAATAGATATTCAAGAAGGAAACTGAAACAAGAACTGAAATTTGAAGTAAAGGAAGTGAGTTAATGAACTTTAAGAATATATTTGAGTTGAAAGCTTTAGAGAAAAAACAAAATGTTATTTTAACCAAAATAGTTGAGCTGAACGGTGGTAAGTCGGCACAATATATAAAGTCTAATTATGAATCTATAGCAAAAGAGGGGTATTCGGGTAATTATATAATAGGCAGATGCATAAATGAAATTGTAAGAGCTGCAGTGCAATTAGATTGGAAAGTCATGAGGTACAATAAAGATAATAAGCCAGAGGAAATTCCAAATCATCCAGCAGTGCAGATTATGGAGAAACCTAATCCAACAACAACAGAGGCAGAATTAGTAAAAAGAGCAATCATCTATTATTATCTTGCTGGTGATGCTCCTTTTGTAAAAATAACAGCAGGAAATAGGGTAAAGGAATTATATGTACATAACCCCAGGAAAATAAGCGTTGAGCTTACTGGGAATGTAGAGGAACCTTATCAAGGCATAAGATATAATGGACAGATTCAGAAAGATATAGAATCTAAGAATTTTACATTATGGAAAAACTTTGACCCTTTATGTGCTTTTGATGGATTAGGGAGAGGGATTTCGCCTTTGGAACCCATATTAAAAAACGGTGATCTTTTGAATTTATATCTTGAGTGGGGTAATTCTTTATTAAACAACGGTGGCAGCTTAAGTGGAATAGTAGCAATAGAGGAAACATTACAAGACCCCGAATATGAAAGAGCAAAAGCAGAACTTAAAAATGAACATCAAGGAGCTGGAAACGTAGGTAAATTTTTATTACTGGAAGGTGGAGCAAAGTATTATTCAACTGGTAGCAATCCACGCGATATGCAGTGGGTGGAGGGTAAAAACAGTACAGCAGTCGACATAATGGTAGGTATAGGAGTTGATCCTCTCATACTTGGGTTTAACGAGCATAGCAGCTATAATAATAAAAACGAAGCATATAAAGCGCTGTATACTAATTTAGTTATTCCACTAATGAGAAGTTTAGCGGATGAACTTGGACCATTCTTAGGATTATTAGAAAACGAATATCTAGATATAGACTATAGTAAAATACCATGTCTCCAGGAGGATATAAAAGAGTTAACCGACAGATTACAGAAAGCAGATGACCTAACCATTAACGAAAAAAGGCAAGCCAGAGGACTGGACCCATTGCCTGGCGGCGACATAATCGTAAACAATAACTTTATACTCAAAGACGGCAAATTGTATAAGCCAGTTAGTTTACAAGATATTGACATAGATAGCGAACCCCAGGACGAAAACTTACTACAAGATGATGCAAAATCTTTAATATATTGAGTAGGTGGTCAAAGTGGCTGCTAAAAAATCAGATAAAGTATTACTGAAAACATATGACAGCATTATACGCCCTTTAGAGCGGTTATTTGAGAGGGTAACACTAAAGGTGCTAAGACAGCAAAATAAACGCATGGCGAACGCATTAAGGCGGTTCATGAGCGAGAAAAAAGAGGATAACAATATAACCGAAGAAGAAGCGGAAAAACAAGCTGAAAAAATAGCAAGTAACTTTTACGACTTTGATAAAGATGTTACAGTTATTTTAAGTATATTGATACCAATTTATTTACAAGCTGGAGAACTGGGAAATGTGCAATTTAACACTATACAATTCGGAATACAAGCTACAGCGGATAAAGGTGTATTATTTGCAATAATAAGGGACGACTATTTAACTTGGCTCCAAGAATACGGCGGCAATAAGATAGTTCAGATAAATGAAACTACTAAAGAAATTACTAAGCGAATAATCAAAGAGGGTTTATTGAATGGTGATGGCGTAGAGGCTATAGCAAAGAATTTAAGCGATAAGATAGAGGAATATTCTTTATTTAGAGCTAGAAGAATTGCACTTACTGAAATGCACAACAGTTACATGAGAGGTAATTTTATAAGCGCGGAGGCAAGCGGATTTAAATATAAGAAGTGGATAAGTTCGAAAGATAGCCATGTACGTTCTTCACATCAACAATTGAACGGGAAAATAGTTAAGATAAATGAGGACTTTAAGCCTAATCTTGGATATCCTGGAGACTCAAGAGGAATTGCAAAGGAAGTTATAAATTGCAGATGCATTTTAACTTATACAGATAAAAAATAGTAGCAGTATTAATTTACTGCTTTTTTACGCCCTTTTTCTATATGCGGTATAATTAAAATATAGCATAAAGGAGTTGATAGAATGGCACAACCATATGAATTTACACTTGATTATAAGATATTCAAAGGTTATCCAGTGATGATATATACCAAAGGTGATGCAGAGGCTACACCGATGATCATAACCTTAACCGATAGAAATATAGCAGAAAATTTAACTAATAAATACGTAACGGTAACCATAAAACGACCCGACAATCAATCGTTTGTTTATATTGCAAATATTGTAGCTCAAAATAAAATAAGCTTTACGCCTAATCTACAAGCTTTAAATACACAGGGCATAGTCTTAGCTAACATACAAGTCTATGAGGGCAATATAAGGGTTTCAACGACTAGATTCCAATATCTTGTAGCAGGTGAATTGATAAATGGCGAACTTGTGGAAGATGACAGTAATTTTCCAGTGCTGACTAATTTAATTGATGACGTAAATAAGGCTAAAGAGGGCATTGGAGTTATAGGAAGTTTAAGCGAGGATTTAACTGAAAAGATAGAAGAAGCCGAAACAATTGATGGAACTTTAGCAAGCAGGATTTCAACTGGTAATACTCTTAAAAATAGCTTGGATGCTGACATTGCAACAGGAAGCACATTGCATACTAATTTAAACGCAGATATAGCTGCAGCTAATACCGCAAAATCTAATCTAGACGGAAGTATTACAACAGCAGGAACAACAAAAAGCGAGCTTGATGCAAGCAATACAACTGCTAATACTACTAAAACCGCACTGGAAAATACTATAAGTGATGCAGATACAGCAAAAGAAGATTTGCAAATTGTTATTGCTACAGCGGATACTACTACTTATGCCACTAAGGGAGAGATAAATGATGTTAATTCGCAATTGGCAGAAAAGGCGAATCAATCTTATACCGACAACCAATTAGCATTAAAAAGAGATAAATCTGTACCAATGGAGTTAGAGGATTTCTCTGCCACTGTGTTAGGAGCGATTGATGGAACGGGAGGCCCCTTCAATTTATTGTCCATACCTCAAGACAGCTCTGTAACTCCCGAAAAAACCACTTATTTAACAGTTGGGAGAAATAAATTTAATAAGTACAGAATGTTATTAGGTAACTTGATAAATACAACAGGCGGACTTACTGTTAGTTCTGGTTATGCTACAACACTAGACTATATTCCAGTAAAAGCTGGCGAGGTTTGGACATTTAAACGGGTAAGATATATTGCCTTTTATGATAGTGATAAAGTTTTTATAAATAGGATAGATAGAGCCGGATCTTCAGCAGAAAACACAGAAACCATTGCAAATGATGGTTTTGTTAGAATAACAACATACAACGGAACAAGTTCAAATTTTTGGATTGAATTAGCATATATGGCAAAAGAGAATTCTTATTCAGGATATGAATCATATAAAATGGGTTCCGCAAGTTTAGAAGTTGATAATTCAAATTTAAAAAATTCAAATATAAATGCTGAAAAGTTAGCTGGTGATATACCGGCTGAAAAAGTTTCTTTCGTGTTAATAGGTATAAATAAAACTAACAAGATAAAGCACTCTTTGGGATACATTGTGTCTGAAACAGATGGAAACATTACAGTCAATGCTTCGTATAATACTACGGAATATATTCCGGTAAAAGCAGGAATAACCTATGTGGCTAATTACCCAAGAAAGATTGCTTTATATGACAATAATAAACTTTTTCTTAGTGGTATAGACGTCCCAATTATAATTGCTACGACATTTACTCCCAGTGTAGACGGATTTGTTCGAATAGCTTACAGTAGTTCAAGAAGTGATTTTCAAATCGAAATTGGTTCTACACCAACCAGTTATGTACCATATAGTTATGTAATGGACAATTTAGAATTTAACAACGATCAAAAACAAAAAATTAAAGAATTTATTGCATTAAAAATATATAAAGTTGGAAATCTGTATAAAATAAGAAGTGTTTTTGATGATGTTAACGACATGGTTATTGAAGTTTCTTCTAATGGCTCATTAAATGGTTCGTTTAGATTCGAAAGAAGTTATTTAATCCCCGTAAGTTCAGAAAATTTTAGTAACATAGAAGTCTTTCATCCAAACAGTCAAGATGATATTACACCAATTAGAACATTTTATACGGTTGGAGCCAATCACGGATATGCATCACTTCAAATTAATGCTACGGGTTATACCAGTGCGGACTTAGGAAGCACATGGACAGACGGATCAACGATATTCACCATGGTAAAAACAACCAGTACTTATGTTCAATTTGTATCAGAATATATCGTTGATGGTAATGGAATAGTTAGCGCAAAATCAATAGTTCCAATTGCTAATTTAACCCACGTTAGTGGAGCAACAAACACAACAGCTATTCCAATTTCAGGATATACAACACCAAATTTGTTTCCATCAATCAATAATAAAAGTGTTAAATTTGTGTTGGATGGTAAAGAAATTATAGCAGATGGTACTTATTATGGAATAGACCTGCAAGTACAAGAGTCTTATAACGTTATGGACTATAAATCACTTATTGATTATGCACAGTCTCATATTGGAACAAGCTATGAGAACAACAGCGTTGAAGGCGTTGTGAGGCTATCTATTAATTATAATTTTAAAGAAAAGGGTTCAGTATTGATTAATCACAATATTAGAATTTTGAAAAAAGTATCAATGGGAGACTGTGGTTTTGTGCAATATTTTCCAATTGGTCTGAGTGGACATATTTTGACTAGATACTTACCTAACTCATTAACCAATGGTGGATATAATTTTAAAAACATAGTTGATATGACAAGTTATTCGTCAAATTTAATTTTTACATCGGCTTACTATGAGAACTCAAACATTCCACCTCATAGAAATATAGATTGGGCGGTCAATTCTTCAACATCGGTTAAAAAAGTTGGATTTGCTTTTGGATATTTGCCTGATAAATCAAGTGGTAAACATGCACAACGATTAATAAATACTCCCAGAGCTTGGGACATGAGGGGTACAAAAAAATCTTATCCTATTGCGTTAACAGGTTTAACTTTAGAACCTGGGCAGTATTTTAACTTTACTGCATACAGAAATTATCTATCGCCTAATTGGAAACCAAATGCTACAGATTTCTATATCGTGCAGGACAAGAAAGATGTGTATGTGTTTATTGACTATCATCAAAGTGTATCTTTTGAAAATATAAAATTGGACAATTATATTGGAAAATCAATATCTGTAGTAGAAAGCGAAAACTTTACAATTGTGAATGATATTGTGGATGCAGATGGAGTTATTTTCACCATAGCCAATGGATATGGATATGCAATTTTGAAGTTAAGTTAATTAGTCTTAGGAGGAAAATTATGATACCGTTAAAAAATATATTATCGAAAAATAAAAGTATTAAAATCGATGATTTAATTAAAGATGAGTACAAAAAACTTTGCTCTGACAATAATCTTAACAAAACAAGAAAGTAAGAAGGGTTTTTCTGTGTTTTGACGAATATCCCCAATAAGGGGAGTGATGAAAAATGGCAAGAATTATAGGTTCAATAGATAGCGTAGCACCCAAAGTGCCATCAGAGATTTTAACAAAAATTCAAATGGTGGCTACATATAAGCTAACCAACAGAGAAGCAACGTTGTTTACGTACGCATTGGAAGCCATAAATAGTCAATTAAAACATGACAATAAATTATATAAAGAATTGAGAAATGTGGTTATAATTTTCACTAAAGACGGCTCATATTGCGTTCAAGATGATTACTCGATGGGTAGTCTTGGGACTTACGCTGTATTTAGTATTCAAGCGTGGAGGGATAAGGAATGGTCTGAACTTAATATTATAACAGTCTTTGTTGAAGAATTATGTCATCATTTTTGGGGTATAAAAGACGAGGAAGAAGTAAAGTATAAAGTTTTAGAAGTCATCAATAGAATTTTTAAACAAAAATTACAGTTTGAAGATATTTTTCTACCCACATGGAAAGAGGGTTATCCGCATATTTATGGGAATCAAAAATAAAAGGTAATTCGCAATAGGAAAAAATTACGAACTTAAGAGAGCTAACCCCTCTCTTTTTTATTTACAAACATGTCCGATTTAACTTTACAAGTAAACCTATATAGGATATAATGTAATTAAGTAATAAAGTACAGAGGTGAATTGATATGAGATTATGGCATGAAGATTTAATTCCTAAATTACCAAGACAACAATTATTAGGGCAACATAGAGAGTGTTGTGCGTTGCGCGGTAATGGTTGGAGCAAGAAACACGCTACAGTAAACTATGTATTCAGTCACAAGCTTGAGTTTCTTGTTGCGTATCACTTGAAAGTTATAGAAGAAATGCAGTTAAGAGGCTATAACGCATCTGCTGAATGGCTTGATTACAATTATCGAGGTAAAGCGTGTGGCAAGGCAAAATTAGATCTAAGCAGCATTGATAGAATCAAAAACCTTAAACCGATTTATCGAGAACACGACAACAATTATTTGCTTGAATGTATAGAAAATTTAAAAAGTAAAGGGATAGAATTAGAGGAGGAGAGGAAATGAATATTAAATTTATAGCTTGGGATATTCAAGATTCAATTATGCTTAAAGGAAGTTCGGTGGTAATTGGAAGTAATGACGATGCTTATTTTTTAGATGGTGACGGAGAATGGAAAGATTGTGGAGACAGAGTGAAATTAATGCTTTATAGTGGGATAACAGATAAAAACAAAGAGGAAATTTACACTGATTTTATAGTTAAACGAACTTCTATGACTCCAGGGGGGATTGATTTTGTTGGCTTGGTTACTTTTGCAGAGGGTAGATTCTGGATTGATAACGGGCAACAGGCAGTACCGCTATTTAGCGAAGCTGACGAGCTGGATATACTGGGGCATAGGTACGAGGAATCAGAGAAGGTTGAGAAGTGGCTGGGGTTATAATTTATTACTGAATTTGAAATAAAGGCGAATTATTGAAAGGGTGATTATATGAATGGTTTAACTCAAATAAAAGATAAAGATGGAATTCTATATGATGTTCAATATGATTTAGATTTTGAAAGATTTCTTATATTTGAACATGATAGAGAAAATGTTAAAGGTAATTATTTTACGAGTAAAGATATACAAAGGTTCTTAGAAACTAAGCAAATAATAATTGTTAATGATGGCGACAAAGTGTTTGAAAAGTATTTGAATTAGTTCGTAATTCAAGAAATTTGAGAATTAACAACTTACCAAAATATGTTATAATTACATCAAGTGGGAGAAGATATTTGCAACATCTTCATACACCGTGCCTCCGAGCGGTTCCCACTTATATAAAAATATCGGAGAAACATTTTTCGGAGGATTACCAATATCGGTAGTCCTTTTATTTTAAGACTTTTAAAGAGTCTTTTTTATTTTGTACGATATTTATTTACTTAACTATTGCATAATGTACGTTATTACTTTATAATGTAAGTATAAACATTAAAGAGGTGGTAAATTGGCTAACAAAGAGACAAAACCAAGATTTGTCGCTGATTGCGATTCAGAACTAAAAAAGGAAATAAAAACTTTCTGCGTTAAGAAAGGAATAGATTTAAAAGATTTTGTTATTTCAGCAATACTTGAGAAATATGAAAAAGAAAAAGATTAATATATGAGGAGGTGGAAACCATGGTAGGGAAAATAGTGTGCGACGTATTCCCATACCACAGCTTTAGGCAAAAAATAAGATTAACAAAAGAATTAAAGCATAAGGGCAGAATTGAGGTGTTTAATAATGCCTTTATCCTCTGTTACTATTATACCAAAAATTCCAATAATAAAAATTAACGGCATGGTGAAAAAAATTATAGATTATGAAGATTACGAAGATGATGAAATTGAATATTCCCAAGAAGAGGAAAGCCAAGTAATTGGAGAATTGCAAATAGGATTAATGCTAAATGAGATTGAAATTTGTACAAGCAAGAAAAAGCTCAAAGCATGGTTTGCTAATATCCAAATGAAAAAGACCAAAAATAATATTGATTATTGCCCAAACATTAGCGGTCAAGATTTAATTCAAATAGCGAAGGAGCAGGGGTTTAAAATATTATGATGGATGCAGAGAAAAGAAAAAGAGAAGCTTTATTCATGTATAACATGTTAAGAAGAAGAAAAATTAATAAACAAAAGAAAATTGATAGGGATAACATAGGAATTGTTGTGGATTATTTAGAAAAGGGCAGGAGGAGAGGGCATAATCAAAATAGGATTTATGGAGCTTATTAAGAGTAAGGGGTGATGAAATGAAGATTCTTTATATATTTATAGCAATTCATTTTTTAGCTGAATTTATAGCAAATATAAGAAAAGACAAAACAATGACGGATATAATTAGTTCTGTAATTTTCTTTCTAGTTGAATGTTGTTTTATGGTAAATATCATTAATTATATTTTTAAATAAGGAGAAATAAAATGAGAAGATTTTTTGGAATGATGCCTAGCGCAGAAATTGAAATAGAAAAACAATATAAGGATAAAAACGGATATAGAATAACAATTCAATCTGGTCAGCATGGTTGGACTGTTATTTACACAGATTCATCAACAGAATATAAAGATATAGATTGCACAACGGATGAAAACTTTAAAGCTGCTTATAATTTAGCAACAAGTAGATTAGGGGAACTAACTGAAATACAAGATTTAAGGAGTAATTCTTTATGAATATACAAGAATTTGCAAATAAATTAAACGGTCGAGAGTATGGCTTTGAAATAACAAAAGAGGAAGAAAAAGAAGCAGAATACTTAGGATATGTTGTAGTATTCGGATATTCTGATGACAATATTGAGTTTAGAGGAGCTATTAATGACGAGATTGGTTGTTATGGTGCTAAAAGAGTATATTTAGATAAAAACGGAATAATTGAAAAATGCGAATGTCATTGTAAATACTGGGGAAAAGCAAAAGAAAATGCTAAAACAATAAAAGCCGTATCAAATGATGATGATTGCTTTGAATTTTATTGGCACTACGAAACAGATATTCCTCATGCTACATTTGAAATTTACGAAAATGGAGAGGATTATTGTAAAGGAATAGTTTTTGATATAAAAGAATTAAGTTAAAAGATAAAAATGAATTGTTAGAGCTAATAAAGAGAATGTGAAAGAAGGTAAAAAATGAAAGAAAGTATGGCAATATTAGTAACAAATATATATGAAAATATGAATAATATTTTTAAAGAAGATGACTATATTGAGCCGGCAACAATAAATGCAAACGAAATAGATGAAAACTTTTTTACTGCTGAACTATTAGCATTAAAATTGCAATTTGAACGTTTAACCCAGCAATCTTTAGATTTAATTGAATTTACACACTTACTAAATAAATTAGCTGTACAATATTTACTAGAGAATAATGCACAATTTGAATAAAAGTAATATGCAATAAAATAGATATAAAGCATAAACCACGTTTAACTACGTGGTTTTGTTCGTTATAAGCTAATATTTTAAAAGTATGTTATAGTATTATTAGTTAATCTATATCTTACAAGAAAGGAGGAAACTTCTTGAATTTGGAATTTAAAAACTGGCAATTTGAAATAAAAGAAATTAATGAAAAAGGTATTTTTAAAGGAGTTGCTAGTCCTTACAATAACGTTGATCTTGGCAATGATAGAGTTTTATCAACTATATCCAAAAGGAATAAAAATAAAACCGTTCCTTATCTTTGGTGCCATGACACAAAAGAGCCTGTTGGAGAGGTTAAATTAATGCCTACTGACAACAGTATGGATTTTGAAGGAAAGCTTTATTTAGATACAAATGAGCAAGGCGTACTATTAATTCCTAATGCTCATAAAGCTTATGTATTAATGAAAAACGGGCAGGTTAAAAATAGCATTGGATACAAGACTTTAGATTATGAATATGTAAAAGAAGGCAATAACACTATAAGAAATTTAAAAGATATAGATATTATGGAAGTATCCGCTGTAATATTTCCCATGAATCCTAAAGCGGATATAACTGATGTAAAACAGGAGGGAGGTAACAAAGTGGAAGTTGAAGAAAAGGCAATGGGTTTTGCGGACTTATTAAAAGTCCAAAATGCAAACGAATTAAGGTGGAAACTTCAAGATGCTTTAAATGCTAGTTTTCGAGCATTGATGGAAGATGACACAATGACAATAGAACAAAAAATTACTCAACTTGGCGCAAATGTAGACGAGTTTGCAACAGCTTACAAAGAAAATATGAATTTACTTCTTCAAGCAAGTGCTAAAAACAAAGTAGCTAAAAAAGAGGTATTTGACATAATGGAAAAGAAAGAAGCTGCGGAACTTGAAACAAAATCAGGAAAAAAGATTAGCAAACTAAGTATGGAAAAAATTAAATCAGCCATCTCTGCTTTATCTGGATTGATTGACAATGTAGAAATAGAAGAAGAGGACGACAAAGGTTGCAGCACTAAGCCAGGAATGAAAGAAAGTACGGTAGTGGCTGAAACTAAGCAAGAACCGAACGAAAATGATATAATAGAGTTAAAGAGTGAGGAACTCGATGAAATCAGTAAATTATATAAAACAATAAAGGGAGGTAACAAATAGATGTCAGATATAAAAGATATGATTTTTGAAATGAATAATACTTTTAATCACTTAAAAGAGGCAGTTGAAAAGAAGGCAGGAACAGAACAGATAGAAAAGATCCAGGATGCGCTTGACGCAATAGAAGTTAAGATGCAAAGAGTAAACTTCACTCCTTCCCAAACCGAGGAAAAAGGACTTTCCAAAGAGGAAATAGAGTACAAGTCGGCTTTCAATAGCTATGCTGTAAGCGGTGCAGTTAATGATCATCTTGAAAAGAAAGCTATGGCAAGTGACAGCAATCCAGATGGTGGGTACATGGTTCCTTTCACTATGGCTAATAACATAATTGAAAGAATCAGACAAATGTCTCCTATAAGAGCTATTGCTAATGTAGTTAGCATCACAAATTCAAATGAGTACAGAGTGCCAAGAGAATCAACAGATGATTTTGGAGCTGGCTGGGTAGGCGAAAGAGAATCTAGACCAACTACTGATAATGGTAAGTTAGAAATGGTTAAGATCCCACTTAATGAGCAATACGCACAACCCGGAATTACTAGAACGCTTTTAACTGATAGCGCTTTCGGTTGGGAAGGCTACATAAATAGAAAGATCGCTAACAAACTCGCTAGAATGGAAGCTACGGCTTTTGTTACTGGGGATGGCGTTAATAAGCCAATGGGATTCTTGTACACTCCTACATCACAAGGAATAGAAGTTTTAGAAAAAGCTTTAACTTTTGACGGATTGATGGATCTACAAGCTGCATTGTTAGAAGAATATTTACCTAATGCTAGTTGGTTATTAAATAGATTAACCTTAAGAGATATAAGAAAGCTTAAGGATTCTCAAAATAGATACTTATGGGAGCCTTCAACACAAGTTGATAAACCAAATACTATTTTAGGATTCAATTATAATCTTGCAACCGATATGCCTACGCCTGGTACTAATGCTTTATCTGTAGCTTTTGCAGATTTCAGACAGGCTTACACAATAGTTGATGGCGCTACAATGTACACTCTAAGAGACGAGTACACTGCGAAACCAAACATACTCTTTTATACAACTAGAAGAGTGGGCGGCGGCGTAGAAATGCCAGATGCAATTAAAATACTTAAGCAGTCTTAATGAAGGGGGTATGAAGCAATGAGAAAAGATTTAGTACATGATATAAAAGTTGCTCAATGCGTAGTGGCTCAAACTTTAACAGCTACTACAACAGGAACAGCGGTTGATATGTCTGGATACGAGGCAGCTACATTTATAATCAATGTAGGGACTGGAGTGTCCACAGATAATAAATTAACTGTTAGTTTGGTAGAGGGCGCGGCAAGCGATTCTTTGACAGACGTTGCAGCAGCAGATCAATTAAATGCTAGTTTTGACATAACAGCAGCAGGAGTTTATAAAATAGGTTACAGAGGGGTAAAACGATACGTAGCAGTAAAATTAACTGAAACTGGTACCGTATCAGCTCCAGTGAGCGTAACAGGAGTATTATCAAGTGCAAGAGTTGCACCGATAGCATAAATATGATTGAGCTAATAGCAAAAGAATATTTCTACGCTGCTGAAAATGGCATAAATACAAGATTGTATGTAACTGATGAAATTATAAGAACTTACAACAAAGAGTTTGCAGAGCTTTTAATTAAAAAAGGTCATGCCAAACTTGATGAAAAGTTAGAAACAAAAGTTATTGAAGTAGATGAAGTTAAAACCACTACAAAGGCAAGAGGTTTAAAAAGAAATAGTAAAATTGAATAGTCTCCTTT